ATGGTGATCGGAACGCACGGCAGGATCACCTACGAGAAGGTCAACCCGAAGCTGGTCCGGGCCCGGGCTCGCTATCGGGACCGGGACGGCCAGACGAAGTTCATCCGGGGCCAGGGCACCACGGAGGCCGCAGCCCGGCGACACCTGCAGGAACGGCTCGCCGAGAAGATGGGCGCGATGCTGACCGGGCAGGACAAGCTCGGCAAGGTCATCGATGCCTGGCTAGTCGAGATCGACGAAGACACCGAGATGGCCACCAGCACCCGCCGCGTCTACCGCGGCTGCGCCGAGGGTCACATTCGGCCCGCACTGGGTGAGCTGTACCTGTCCGAGGTTGACGTCCAAGCCGTCAACCACTGCCTGCGCAAGGTGCGGGACTCCTCCGGGCCGAGCGCGGCAAAGACCGCCCGGTCGGTCCTGTCGGGAGTGCTGTCGGTCGCGGTGAAGACCGGCGCCCTGCAGGCCAACCCGGCCCGGGAAGCGATCACCATGCGGGCCGGCCGGAAGTCCAGCGGGGGGCCGCGGGCGCTCACCGTCGCCGAGGTCGAGGAACTGACCGACGCGCTCCGCTCGAATGAGCGGGCCGTCAACTGGGACCTGCCGGACCTTGTCGAGTGGATGCTCTACACCGGCTGCCGGATCGGGGAAGCGCTTGCGTTACGCTACGGCACCAACTCCGACGGCAAGCCACTGCTGGACTTGGAGCACGGCACGTGGGAAGTGAATGCCACCGTGATCCGAGTCATGGGTGTCAAGCGGCTCAAGGCGCTCGAAGCGAAGGACTCCCTGACGTGGGAGGAAGCCGAGGAGTTGAAGGCGCTGCGGAAGTACCCGCCCGGCCTGCACGTCCAGGAACGAACCAAGTCGGACGCCGGCTGGCGCATCCTCGCCCTGCCGCCCGGCGCGGTCGAGATGCTGCATCGGCGCGCCTCCGAGGTTCGGCTGCGGGCACCGGGCGGGATCGTGTTCGGCGCACCGCTGGCCCGGTCGCTACGCGACCCGTCGAACACCGACGCAGACCTGCGCGACATCCTCGACCCGATCGACTGCGAGGAATGCAACGGCACCGGCTACCAGCTCAACCCCGACGGGACGTTCGTCCTGAACGGCAGGAACCGGCGCGTCCGGTGCCGGGAAGGGCGTTGGTCCTGGGTGAAATCGCACACATTCCGAAAGACCGTGGCGACCCGGCTGGACGAGGCCGGATTGTCCGCTCGGGCCATCGCTGACCAGCTCGGACACGCCAAACCCTCAATGACTCAGGACGTATACCTGGGTCGGAACGTTGTAAACGCTGCCGCGGCAAAACTGTTGGACCGGTGAGAGCGTGTCCACCTTGTTGAGCACCGGTCAAAACTCACCCGTGACATACGGCAAACAGCAAGGTACGTTCAGTCACACAGTCGGCAGCCGGGGGGCGAGGAACCGACTCGAGTCGCATTCGAATCGATTCCCCTACCCCTGGCGGAGCTATGTCCTTAGCCCTTCGGCCATCCGAAGTTCTTGGGCCATCCGAAGTTGTTCATGGTTCACCTCCGATCAAGTGGGGTCGCACGGATGATTCACACGCTTGCCAGCTTTTCCCTCCTGGCTGTCCTGAGTGTGGCCTACTTGACCGCAGTACGCCGGATTGAGCGATTGCGGCTAGTCGTTACCAATCGCCAGGTTTGCAACATGTTGGGCACGTTCACCTTCGCGGGGACCGTGCTCTTCGACCCGGAATTCATCGCGCTACTCACCGGCATCGTGTACGTCGCAGCGTGGCCAACATTCCGCAAGGCGGGAACCCCGGGGCATCGGCACGCCTACAACGCGGCCAACGTGACGCTCGCCTGCTTCGCTGCTAGTTGGGTGCTTCAACGGCAGCCCGCCGGACTTGGCATTCCGACGGCTATCGCGGTCTTCATGGTGCTCAACGTCATGCTGTCGCTGGGCGCGGTAATCGCTGCACGGCATTGGCATTCATTGCAGACGTTCAGGAACCCCCGGAACTACTGGGTGAGCCTGTCGACACAGGCGTGCGGCGCGGCGGTCGGTATGTGCATGCAATGGCATACCTCTTTGGCGGTTGTCGGTATCCCGGTCCTTGCCGCGATCCATTCTGACGCAGTTCGAGGTGCGATACGAGACTCGGGTGCAATGAAGGACGGCGTATGCAACCGGGAGGTTTGGCTGCACCTGGCGGATGAGACGTTCCGGCGAGGCGAATGGTTCGCTGCAGTTCTGGTCGAGACTGCCGCCGGTGCCGCCCAGCAGTCGGCACTGACTGTCCTGTTGACGCACGCCCGGCCCGGCAAGGATGTCACCGACGCAGCCGGCCCGGCGCGAGAGCCGGACGCCGTTGGTATCTACTCACCGACGCAACTATTGCTGCTGCGGCACATGAGCACCGCGGCGGCGAGCAGAGGCACGGCGCGGAAGATCGCCGAGGATATGAAATTGCTCGGCCTAGCCGGCGGGGTTGGCGTCTCGGGCAGTAAGCAGGAGAGCGTGGCCGCGGTGCTGGCCATCGCCTCGGCTGAATCAGCGCTGTACCAGGTGGCTCCGGTCAGTGATTCTGATGAGGTCCATTAACGACCTCGCCGCTTTCCATCCGCTCAAGTTGTTCGTCCAACTGCACGGCGAGCGAGGCTATCGCGTCGGCGGCCACGGTGTCCCCGCCCGCGCGTGCAGCGTTCGCTATCGCGTCCAGCTGGGCTATCCAGCCGCCGCGCGCCTCCCGCTGCTCGTCGTTGAGGATCGTCTCGGGTAGGTCCGTCTCGCGCTGACTCAGTTGCCGCTGGAGGGCTCTGTAACGCTCGGCGAGGTCCGTCAGGAGTTCGAAGACGGTCCAGTTGTCGAGAGTCGCGTCAGAGCCAACGGGCTCGGGCTCATCTGGCACGCCCGCCAGTGTAAGGCCCGTGTGCAGCGGGAACTGTAGAAGGTCGCTAAGTCGCTTGATCGTGGCGTAACTGGCGGGTCGCTCGCCCCGTACCAGGTAGCTGATGAACCGACCGTTGACGCCGATTGCAGCGCCGACCTTGCGGTGGGACAGGCGCGATTCGCGGATGCGCTCGCCTAGGTACGCCCCGAACGTCTCGCTGGTCAACGACGACACGCCACACAGTGTGGCTGCGAACGCCTGCGAACACAATACGTGCGACCAACTATTCACCTGTCACATACGTCACGCGATCTTGAAAAACGTTCCCCGAACCGCTTGATGTTCGCGCCTGTTCGCATTATGTTCTCAGCATGCCCAACGAACCAACCCCCGCCGGATGGGTCGAGTTCAGGACCATCCGCCGCAAGGACGGTGCATCCCTCCAACAACTGAGCCTGATGTCCGGCATCGCCAAGGGCCACCTGAGCGACCTTGAGACCGGCAAGCGCAAGCCGACCGCCGCGGTCATCGTCGCTCTGGCCAAGGCGCTCAACGTCCCGGTCTCCGTACTGGAGCCGCGGGACGAGCCACTTACCGCCGAGGTCATCGAGGCCGTCGTGGACGCGCGCGGCGAGGCCGTGGCATGACCGACGAAATCCTCCTGCCCCCCGAGGTCGCCGAGCGACTCCGGGTGAGCGTCGAGACCTTGGCCGGCTGGCGTAACCGCCGGCTGGGGGAGGGCCCGGTCTGGCTGCGGCTGGGCAACAAGAAGATCGGCTACCTGGCCAGCGAGGTCGACGCCTACGTGGCGCGGCAGCAGCGGATCGCCCGTGACCAGCAGGACCGTGAGCGGCGGTCAGCATGACTTCTTCTGTTTCTGGTCTGTCTGGTGCGGGAGCACCAGAGAGCCGAATGAGCGTGACGATTCGAGGCGGCGAACAACTGCTAGCCCTGTGTGACGCGATGGATGCCTCACCACTGCCGGTCATCAGGACGGAGACCATCCGCCGGCTCCTGGCTGACGAGGACAGGGACGACACCTACCGCCGCGCCGATGGCACCGAGGACGCGGCATGGATGCAGCCTCACCACGACTTCGTGATGTCGCTGCCGCTGTCCGACCAGCAGCGAGCCGAGCTCCTGCGCCACTTCGACGAGGTCTATTCGACCGCGGTCGAGGAGGGCGCTTACCAGTCCGTCCTTGACCGGCGACTTCTCTCGGTGATCTTCCGCGCCGCTGACCGGCGGCGACAGGCTTCCCAAGCTGGCGCGGCAGGACCGCAGGGTCCCCCCGACTCCGGTCCTGCCGTTGCCCCTACCCCTTAAACGTCAGCGAGCGTCCGGTCTCAGCCCTCTGAAGCAGGAGAACGGACGCTCACCGAAACAGAAGTGAGGATAGCAATGACGATCGAGAACACGAGTGAGCGCGACCCGATGCTGCACCTGCTCGGCGTGATGAGCGAGGGAACGTCTGGCTACATCACGGGCATGGAGGCAGCGGGGCAGCGGCAACTGCTGGCATCGTCCCAACTGCCGAAGGACGGCCCGTGGGATGAGCTGACCGCGCTCGGGTTCGTGAAGGGCGAGCCGGTCGATGACCTGTTCGTCAACGCCACCTTGCCGGAAGGCTGGAAGCGGGAGGGCAGCGACCACGCGATGTGGTCCTACCTGCTCGACCAGCGCGGTATCCGCATGGTGGCGATCTTCTACAAAGCGGCGTTCTACGACCGCCGCGCGTTCATGCGGTTCGAGCACCCTGGCTACTCCGCCAGCACCGAAGTGCTCTACGGCGACGACCCCGTTGCGCTCCCTTCGCAATGGCCGCTGTTCACCGATGAGGAGAGGGCCGACTTCCGGGCCGGTCTCGATCGGATGCGCGAACATGTCGAGGACTCTCCCTCGGTCTACGGCAAGTACGCGGGGCGGCTCGCTGCTGCTGACGCACTGCTTGCCGGGGGTGCGGCGTGACCGCCGCGTCAGGGCAGCGACTGCGACTGGTGCCGCCCATCCTGCATCTCGTGGACCCGGACAAGCCGTTCGTCCTCGAAGTGCAGCGCATCCTCAGCGAGCAGGCCCTGCTCGAACGGGCCACCGCGGTTCAGCGGATCCGTGAGGACGCCTTGTATTGCTGGTTCAGGGAGGCGTTCTCGGCGTCGTTCACCGACACGGACTACCGGCAGCTGCACGGCTATCTGCCGCACCTTTCGCGGGCTGAGGCGGAGGACTTCGCCGTCGAAGCCCTAGGGCACCTGATGCTGGCCGACCGCTGCCCGGACGGGGACCCGGCGAGGGAACGCAACGAAGAGTTGTTCTTCCAGCGGGTCAGCGAAGCGCTACAGGCCGATGCCGAAGCGGCAGGAGGAGTCCGATGAGCGGTCGATCCACCGAGACCCGGCATCACGTCACCTACCTCTACCCCGGCTTCTTCTTTCCCGAGGACGGGAAACGCTGCCAGATCGGCGAGCCGACCGTCGAGCAAGTCCAAGCCAACTCTCCCGATGACCAGTGGTTCGCCGCCGAGGTGTCCACCCAGCAGTACACCCGGTGGACCGACGGCGGCGGCGGGGAGAAATGGCTACCCACCGAAGGATCGACGCGCAGCAAGTTCAGGGTGTTGGTCGGCGAGACGCTGACCGCCGAGGACGTCGCCGCGCTTGACGGCGACCATTCCATCCTGCTGTCGAACATGCGAAGCAACCGGTGGGACCGCGTTTGCCGCACGCGCCGAGGCAATTTCCAACCGGTCGACGCGAACGACGTGGTCATCGAAGCGACAAGGGAGGTCCGGTGAAGCACCGTCTCTGCGATGCCCACTGCTCATGGTGCCGCTGCATCCGACCGACGGGGCACGACGGCGCTCACGAATGCATCGCGGCGTGCGGTGGCTCGTGGGAAGGCACGGTCAGCAAGGAAGACTTCCGGGTCATCGCGTTCCCTGGAGTAGGCGCCGCTGACCGTGCCCTAATGGCCCTGGTTGAACCGCCGGGGCCGGACGGTGCGGCATGACCGCCCAACTGATCCAGGCACCGGACAGCAAGAAGTGGCACGTCGGCGCTCTGCTACCGGCGACACGCACTCGTAATGCCGTTTGGCGTCCTGTCTGCGACTTGTCGGGCCGAGCGTCGGATGGCCCGTGGCGCGTACGCGGGTCGATCGGTCCGCTGCTGACTCTCACGTGGCGCACTCCTCGCGGTGTCTGCTCCAACTGCCACAGGTTGGTAGAGGACTCGGTACGGCTCATCGCGGCCGAGGAGGAACGCGATGGCTGAGACGTTGGAGTCGATGGTCACGTGGCTCGGCGTCCGGCACCGAGTAGGCGACAAGGGGATCGGGTCGACCCGGCACGGCGGCCCATGGTTCAAGGGTGCGTGCAGTGAGGCGGTGACCCTCGACCCGGAGAACCAGCCGGGAGGGAAACGACCCCGCGATCGTAAGCAGGACTGTCCTCGCTGCTTCCCGGGTGATGCCGCATGACCTACAGCCCCGTATACACCGAGCGGGTACGTGAGCTGAACCGCTGGAAGAAACCCGCACTGGTCGACCGCTGCGCCGAACTCGGACACTACGGATTCACCCACGGCCGCAACGGCTTAGCCGGCTGGAACAAGGAAGAACTACTGGCAGAAATCCTCCGGTCGGAGTTTCCCGAAGGAGCACAGCAATGCCTGACACACGAGAGATGACACCGGGCGACCGGCGAGAACTCCGGTCGCTGATCAAGAAGCAGTTCGCGGTACTCCGCAACGACGTGAAGCGGCGCGCCTCCGAGATGGAGGCCGAAGTCGAGGCTGAACTGCTCAGGCGGTACCGGGACGAAGACGACGCGGTACGACAGGCCGCAAGCGAGATTGCCAAGGCCCGAGACGACTACCAACGCGCGTGCCAAGCAGTCATCGACGCCCTGCAGGCCAGCCATCCCGACGTCAAGGCGCGACTCGGATATCACGGCCTGGAGGCGACGAACGCCAATCGGACGCAACTCCGGCGCGCCGCGATTGCAGCCATACCGCAGCAGATTTCCGACGCGCAGACGCGGCTCGACCAGCAGGAAATCGATCTGCTTCGTGACCTGACGGTCGGCGGGCTCGACACCGATCAGGCGCAGCGGTTCATCGGCTCCATTCCAACGGTCGGAGAGCTTGTACCCCGGGCACGGCTGCAGGAAATCGAGATTCGCCATGACCGCTGAACTCGACTACATCGCCTCAGCCGAACTCGGCTACGACGTCACCGATGAAGAGGAACGGGAGCCGCGCAGCATCGTCGGCTACTTGGTGGTCCTCTGCTTGTGCCTCTCAACCGCGATCGTTGTGGAGACCGCCTATCAGGTGTTCCCGCACTGGAGAGGAGCTCTGGAACTCGGGTTGTTCCTGCTCGGCTGCTGGTCGGCCCTTCGGCTGCTGGCCGGGGAGCGGCAGGCCAAGCAGGTTAGGGGCAAAGCGTAAATGGCTAGGCACATCGTGCAGTTCTCCACCGGTGCCGGTTCTGCCGAAGTCGCGTGGCGGGTAGTCGCCGCGCACGGGCCTGACGACGTGCTGCTACTCACAGCCGACACGATGGTCGAGGATGACGACAACTGGCGGTTTGCCGCCGAGGTTGTGGACCGTCTCGGCTGCGAATGGGTGCGGCTGGCCGATGGCCGGACGCCGATGCAGGTGGGCCGCGATCGCCGGGTAGTGCCTAACAACCGGTTCGCTATCTGCTCACTGGTGCTCAAGCGGGAGTTGCTGCGCCGCTACCTCGACACCCATCACGACCCTGCCGACTCGGTGATCTACCTCGGGTTCGACTGGACTGAGCCCGAGCGGCACGCCCGGTCGGTTCCCCGGTGGGCTCCATGGCGAATCGACTCGCCGCTACTCGCCCCGCCATACCTCGGGAAGCCCGATCTGCTCGCCCTGTTCCGGCAGCGCGGCATCGAACCGCCACGGCTCTACGCTCAGGGATTCCCGCACGCCAACTGCGGCGGCGCGTGCGTGCGGGGCGGTCAGGCGCAATGGGCGCTGCTGCTGCGCACCAACCGGCAGCGATATCTCGACTGGGAAGCGGACGAGGAGACCACCCGCGCCGAACTCGGTAAGGACGTGGCGATCCTGCGCGACCGGACGGGCGGATCGGTTACTCCGCTGACGCTGCGGAGGTTCCGCGAGCGGATCGAGAACGACCCGACGCCAACCCTTTTCGACGCCGACGACTGGGGCGCGTGTGGCTGCACTGACGGCCAGCTCGACGAAGCGATGGAATCCGCATGATCACCGCCTGGGACGAGTTCACCGCCGCTGACCTGACCGCTGGCAAGCCGGACTGGCGTCTTATCGCTGCTGCTTTCTCTTTCTCTGCCCTGATGCTTCTTGCTGCTGCTGGCTGCGCGGTAGGAGTGGTGAGGGCTCTACGTAGCAAGGAAAGAACCCAATGACCACGACAGGCGAACGGCCGACCAGTCAGCAGGTTGAGCGGAAACTGCCGGTGAACATCGGCGTGCCGATCCGCGGCTTGGATGAGGCGTACCGGCTGGCGCAGAACCTCGCCGTATCCTCGCTGCTGCCCGACGCTTTGCGCGGTAAGCCGTCCGATGCGCTGGCGATCATCATGTACGGCCAGGAGCTCGGTATCGCCCCGATGCAGGCGATCCAGTCGATCCACGTGGTGCGTGGGAAGCCTCAACTCTCCGCCGACCTTTGGGCAGCGCTCGCTCGGCGGGCTGGGCACAAGGTCCGTTGGGGTCAGTGCGACTCGTATTCGGCGACCGTGACGATCCAACGCGGCGATGACCCTGACCATCCCCACACTGAGACGTTCACGCTGGAAGACGCAGTGCTCGCTGGGCTGTGCGAAATCCGCGACGGCAAGGTCTACGCCCGGTCGTCGAGCGGCAAGCCCACGCCCTGGGAGACCTACACAAAGCGCATGCTCAAGAACCGCGCGATCTCGTTCTGCGGCAAGACACAGTGCCCGGAGGTTGCGCTGGGGTTCGCCATCGAGGGCGACTACGACTACATCCCGGATGACGAACCGGCAGCGGTGCGGCACGTTCAGCCGCAACCGCATGACCGGGTGGTGGACGCCGAAGTCATCGAGCAGGAACCGGACCAAATCGCAGCCGACATTGCCGCCGCCGCCGCCGAGTTCGAACAGCCCACCCTGGACGGTGGCGAGTGAGCAGCACCGCCGAACTGCTGCTGCTCGCCGACCGGCAGCGGCCGAGAGCGGCGCAGCGGGAAATCGGCATGTCCGACCTCGGAGCCTGCCGCCGGCGCACCGGCTACAAGATGGCCGGGTTCGACCCGGTGAACGAAGTCGGCTCGGTGCAGGCCGTGATGGGCTCAGCCATTCACGACATGGTCGCCGACATCCTCCGGTCGATCGCGCAGCCGGGCGACCTGGTTGAGCATGAGGTCCGGTACGCGGGCATCCTCGGCCACCTCGACAGGTACGAGGCCGAGACGCAGACCGTGGTGGACACGAAGACAACCTCGTCACGCTGGCTGGAACACATCAAGCTGCACGGCCCGGAGCACGCCCACTTGTGGCAGGTGTCCTGCTACGGCGCGGCGCTCATCACCGAGGGAATCCCGGTGAAGCGGGTACGGATCGAGTACCTGGCGCGGGACACGGGCGAGGAGTACGTCTGGCCGTCGATCGAGGGACGGCCTATTAACCCGCAGGACGTTCGGGACGCACTGAACTGGCTGCGGATGGTGCGGGACACGCCGCTGGAGATGCTGCCCCGCGACTATGAGCCGGACTCGGTGTACTGCCGCGGCTGTCCGTTCGGCGGCATGGACGGCGGCATCTGCTGGGAGGGCCACATCCCTGGCCGGGACTTGCGTTCGGTGCTGTACGTCGAGAACCCGGACGCCGAGATGTGGGCCGAGCAACTGTGGCAGGCACGCGAGGCGCGGAAAGAAGCCGAGAAAGCCGAAGCTGAGGCGCGGGGCGCGCTGACCGCTGTCGTCTACGACCACGGCAAGACCGTCAAGATCGGCGACCGGTACTTGCGGCTGACCGCGAACGGGCAAATGAAGTTCGTCTCCGGCCCGCGCAAGGTGGAGATCAGCGCATGAAGCTGACCATGAGCGAAGCCGACCTCCAGCGGACCATCACCGACACCGCCGGGCTGTTCGGCTGGCACTGGGTGCACATCCGAGCCGTCCAGCAGCGCGGACGGTGGTCGGTGCCGTACGAGGGAATGCCGGGACTGCCTGACCTGATCCTCGCCAAGAACGGCCGGGTGATCCTCGCCGAGCTGAAATCGAATCGCGGCGCGACCACTCCCGACCAGGACGGCTGGCTCACTGCCGCAGGCGCTTCCGGTCGGCTGTGGCGTCCCGCTGATCTGCCCGCTGCTATCGAGGAGTTGCGGTCGTGAGCGTTCGAGAATTCCCTTATCCGGCAAGTCTGAACACGGTAGACTCGTGTTGGTCGCCCCCGCCCAAAGTTGCAGCTCTGGACGGGGACTTCGCACCATCCGAGCGAGCGGAAGGTACGCAATGACGAACGATACCCAAGAAGCAAGGGCAGCGGCACAGCCACCGTTAGAGGCGGTCAGCACACGCGAGCTTGAGAAAGCCCTGCGTGCGTACATCGCGGCAGACCCGGAGTGCGACGGTAACAGCGGTCTCTGCCGACGCTGCGTTGCCGAAGAACTGCTCGACCTGTGCCTGCATCCGACGCCGCCCGATTCCGAATCCGAGGATGACCTTTCGGGTTCTGTCCCTCTATCGGAGGGTGACCAGAAGTGAGCGGAGACAGCAAGTTGGTCGTTTACAAGTACCCGTTGCCGGAGGTCGATAACGTCCTTGAGCTACCGGTGGGCGCGCGGCTGCTGCACGTCGATGCGCAGCACGGCGCGCCGATGCTGTGGGCAATGGTCGAGCCCGGCCCAGACGTGGAGGCCCGGCGCATCCTGATAGCCGGGACAGGGCAGCCGATCGACGTAGAGCAAGAGGCGCTGACCCATATCAGCACCTTCCTTGTCTCCGGCGGCATCTTTGTGTCCCACGCCTTCGAGGTTCGGTCGGAGGGTGGCGAGTAGATGAGCGACCAACCGAACGGCGGGAACCGCTTCGGGCCGTTCTGCGATGCACCGGAGCTTGATGCGGCCAAGCAGGCAATCGAGGGCCTTCCCGTTGGCATTCGCGGCGAGGTGCTGCCGCTCGCGTACACCGAGTCGATCGCCGCAGCAGCGCTCCGCGCAGCCCTTCCCATTGTCGAGGGCCGAATCCGCGCCGATCTGATCGATGCCGCGCAGAACGTCCGGCCTGACGTGACGCGGGAATGGCTCACGCACTGGCTTGTGAGCAACAACCCGGTTGGTGCTGCTATCCCCCGAGTAGAGGGAGGACGGCAGTAATGGGCTGGGCTGTCGGCTACGACAGATGGTGGTGCCGAGATATCGGCTACGGCGTGCCTGCCACCTGCGACTATCCAGGATGCGCCGAGCAGATCGACCGTGGACTCGGTTATGCCTGCTGCGATGGTGAGGGTGAGGGCTGCGGCCTGTTCTTCTGCGGTGAGCACGGCGCGCTTGCCGAATGTGATCACGTGTTCAAGGACGACCCGGACTACCGTCCGTCGCAGGACGTGAGCGAGTGGCTTCTGCATAAGCTGGTTGACGAGTCGTGGCAGCAGTGGCGCGCCGAGAACCCCGAGATGGTCGCCGTTTACCGGCGAATCTTGGTCGAACGCGGCGACATGCGGGTGCTTCGCATGCGAACGGCTTGGAACAAGCTGACTCGCTGGCTGTTCGCCCCGTCGTTCCGATGGTTCGCTGCGTGGCTCTACTCCGGCTGGGCGGTCGCGCTGATCATCCACGCATGGCTGTGGACAATCAGCATCCTGGCGTACTTCGGCCTGACGGTGCTGTGCGTGGTCGCGAGCGCGGCGCTGGGCTGCACCATCTGGCAGTGGAGGCGGTCGTGAAGCGCTCCCGTCTCGAACGCCGAACCTCCTTGAAGCCGGTCAGTGAGAAGAAGAAAGCCCAAGGGTTCCGCTGGTCCACCCTGAACCCGGTAAGCGCCAAGAGACAGCGGCAGAACCGGCAGCGCACCGAACTGCTGCGGGAGCCGCGGATCTACCCGCAGGTGTGCGCCGTGCCGTGGTGCACGAACGTCGGCGACTCGCCGCACGAGCCGCTGACCCGCGCCAGGGGCGGCAGCATCACCGACCCCGCCAACATCGTCATGGTCTGCTGGCCCCACAATCAGGAACTCACCCTAGAACCGCCGTGGGCGTACGAGCTGGGGCTGCTGGTGCACTCCTGGGACGGAGGCGCGGCATGAGCGGCCTGACGATCACGGACCTGTTCTGCGGTGCCGGTGGGTCCGGGCTCGGCGCAGCAGCAGCGGGCTACCAGTTGGTCATCGCCGCGAATCACTGGCAGCTCGCTATCGACACGCACGCGACGAACTTCCCCGACGCCGAGCATGACTGCGCCGATATCAGCCAGGTCAACCCGCGTCGGTATCCGGCAACGGACGTCCTGTGGGCCAGTCCGGAGTGCACGAACCACAGCCAGGCCAAGGGAAGACGGCGGCAGGTGATCGACGGGCCGGACCTGTTCGCGCTCGTCGTCCCGGTCGAGGGCAGGGAAGGCAAGCGAGCCCAGCCGGCTAGTGCCCCGCTCAGGACCATGACCGCGCGTGCCGAGACTGCGCTGGTTGTGCCGTACTACAGCGCATCGGAGTCGGCCAGCTCGGCGGCCGAACCGATAGGCACCCTGACGACGCATGACCGGTACGGCATCGCGTTCGTCGCTGAGTTGCGCGGCGGCGGGTCGCACGCCCGCAACGTCACCGAACCGCTCGCCACCGTCGTGGCATCGGGCAACCATCACATGCTCGTCAGGCAGAACACCGCACGCGGCAACCCCGGCCAGATGTGCACGTCCGCGGCCGAACCCATGCGGACCTTGACCACGGCCGGGCACCAGTCGCTCGTCTCGATCGAGCAGGCCGTAGCCGACTGCAGCTTCCGGATGCTGGAGCCTGCCGAGATACAGCTGGCGATGGCCTTTGGCGCCGAATATCGGGTACTGGGCAACCGTCGCGAGAAGGTGCGCCAGCTCGGCAACGGCGTCACACCTCCCGCTGCCGAGTTCCTGCTACGGGCCATTGCTGAATCACTCGATGGGAGTGCCGCATGACCACCATCCTTGACTCGATACAGCGGCGTCTAGCCGAAATAACAGAGAGAGAACAGCGCAGCCAGGCGAACACTGCGCTCATCGGCGCGTCCGACGTTCCTGCACTGGTAGCCGCACTCAATGCCCTGCTTGAACTGCACAGAATCGAGAAGCGTTACCAGCCCGGCCCGGACTACATGCACTCGTACGACACGCCAGAAGATGCCGCCGCTGCTGAGGCTGTCGAGCTATCGCAGGTGACCCATTTCGATGTCTGCGCTCACTGCGGCTCCATCGAGATGGGCGATGAGCACGACCGGGACTACCGCGAATCATTGTGGCCTTGTTCAACGGTTAAGGCGGTCGCTTCTGCTCTGGGGGTGTCGGCATGAACCTCGACAACATGTCGAACAACTACGTGCAAGCAACGCAGCGGTTCATGCGCGTCAGTCGAGAGGTGCCGTCAGGACTGGCGCTCGTCGGGGTTGTTCAGCCCCCCGAGTGGATGATCGGCGCGGTCTGCGCCGAGGTGGACCCCGAAATCTTCTTCCCGGAGAAGGGCGGCTCGACCCGAGACGCCAAGCGGGTGTGCATGGGCTGCGATGTCCGAGTCGAATGCCTGGAGTACGCGCTTGAGCGGCAGGAGCGGTTCGGCATCTTCGGTGGCAAGTCCGAGCGGGAACGGCGCCGGATACTTCGTGAGCGTGCGGCCGGTGAGGCGGCATGACCGCCACTGTCACCACCATCCACCCGAAACGGTTCGACCAAGCCCCGGACGGCCACATCACCGCTGCTGTGCTCTGCGCACGTTCCGGTCTCACCTACCAGCAGCGGGACTTCTGGACCCGCTGCGGCCTGCTGGAGGCCGTCAGTGACTGGTATCCGGTGATTGAGGCAGCCGTGGCGGCCGTCGCCCTGGCGCTGATCGAGTGCGGGTTCACCCTCCGGCCGGCCGTCGAGCTCGCCCGCCGCATCGTTGCTGGCGAATCTGTTTCTCTCGCTGACGGTCTTGTCCGTCTCGCACCACCGGAGACGGCATGACCGGCCGTCCGCAGTCGCCACGAGTGCCCAAGGACTGCCAGCACGGTGGACGCCACACGCACGGCACCTCACTGGCCTACCGTTCCGACGGTTGCCGATGCCTTGCTTGCACGGCGGCCTGTGCCGACGAATACCGCAACCGTGCCCGCCGCAAGGCCTACGGGCAGCTCGAGCAGCAGCGGTACCCCCTGATTGGAGCTCAGCGCCGATTGCAGGCATTGACAGCGATCGGTTGGAGTGCCCGCGCGCTGGCAGGAGAATCCGGCCTGTACCCGACGTTGATTCAGGTCATTCGCAATGGGCGCGCCACGTATGTCCACCGGTCGACGCACCTCGCAATCGTTGAGCTATATGACCGTCTCTGGAATCAATCACCACCGATGCGGACGAAGGATGAAAAGGGCGCGGCGACACGAGCCCGGCAGCACGCGGCGCGGCAGCGATGGCGGCCGCCGATGTTCTGGGACGACGACCTGATCGACACGCCACCGAAGGTGAGGGTCAAGCCTGTCCAGCAACTTGCGCCGTGCGGCACTTATGCGGCCTACCGTCGCCACGTCCGACGAGGCCAGCAACCATGCGGCGAATGCTCGGCGGCATGGCTGAGGTACAAGCAGTCGCGCCGACAAGCAATTAAGGAGGCGGCATGACCTATCCACCGAGCACCGAAGTCCGGCTGCTGGTCGGCATCGGCTCATGGCCTGCAGGTTCGGTGGGTGTCGTTGAGCCGATCGAACAGGGCCTGCTGAACGGTTACGACTTGGCCGTACGTCTGGGAATCGACACGCGGTTTTGCGTCTACAGGCACGAGGTTGAGCAGGTGGCCCAGTGACCGAGACATACGCCGACCTCGGTGGGCAGCCGAGCAACCAGCTCAGCGTCAAGGGTGAGGCGTTCCTGGCTGCGCTCAGCCGCGAAGCCCGCGTAGCCTTCCACCGCACCGACGCGGCCCGTGCGGCGTTCATCCGCTGCATCGAGCGTGGCTGGACACCGGAAGCCCTAGCTCGAGAATGCAGCCGCGACCTGGGCTCCGCTGCAAACGTGGGCGGGATCGTGCAGCACCGGCTGGAGCAGTGCGCCCGGACCGACCCGCCGAAGGCTGGTGGGCTGCCGCGGTTCGTTCAGCCGAAGCCGTGGTGCGGCCACTGCTCCGACGAGTACACGCGGTTCCGGCTCGACACCGATACGGCCGAGCGGTGCGACTGCTGGACCGATCCGAGAGGAGTGGCCGCCTGATGGCCCGGATACGCACGATAAAGCCAGAGGTCCGTCGCTCCAGGACGGTCACCGCGTGGCCGCGGGACGTCCGCCTGACGTGGTCTTACCTGTGGTGCTATCTCGACGACGAAGGCCGTGGCGAGGATGATTTGCAGCTCATCAAGGCCGAACTGTTCCCGCGCGACCGTGACGTCACCGAGAAGCGTCTGGACGACTGGCTCTGGACCATCGTCGGAAGCAAGGACGAGCCACCACTGTGTCGCTACACCGTTGACGGTGTCGACTACCTGCACGCGACCAACTGGCAGGAGCACCAACGGATCAACCGCCCCACGCCCTCCAGGCTGCCTCACTGTCCCTGGCATGAGGACGGCACGAACGGTCACGTCCGAAACCGTGACGGCTCCCGGAAGGCTCACGTACGTCTCACTGAATCCGGCGTGAGCCGAGCAGGGAATGCATCATGAATCACTCACTGAACCACCAAGTAAGCCTCCGTGATTCCTCACTACTCTCGCGCGCGCCCGCGGAACAGGGAAAGGAAGGGAAGGGAGCAAGGAAGGGAACAGGGAGCACTCCAGGACTCACCATCCACTCCAACGGTACGGAACCGTACCCGCTTGAGCCGCGCCACGGTGGACCTGGATGGATCAACGAATCGAGGACGGCATGACCGGGCTGCAACTGACGGTTGACGAGGTTCGACGGATCGCTGAGGGGATGCTGGAGTGGTGCCGGGATGAGCGGGCGGAGATGCAAGTGCTCGGCTCGATCCTGATCCCGATCACGTCGGCGGTCCGGGCACGGGTAGCCGGCGAGATCGCAGCGGCGATCGAAGCTGAGCGAAGCGCTACCACCGATGACCTGATCGGCAAGACGTGGAACACCGCCATCGTCTCGGCTGCGGCGATCGCCCGGCTGGCTGGCGGTGTGCCCGTCCGGGCACGCATAACCGACCAGCCGACGGAGTGCGCGGGCGATGAGTGCCTGGCTAGCTTCGCCGGTGCCGCACCGGAGGGTTGGGAGTTCTGGCCGGATGGTGGCGCGGGTTGCGGCGATTCCTGGACGTGTCCGAGTTGCAGCACGTTCTACCAGCCGTCCGGACAGGACAGCCAGCGATGAGTGTCGGCAAGGTGGAGTTCTTCGACGGTGCCGAGTGGGTGCCGGTCAGCAGCACGGCGGAGTTCCGCCCGCAGTTCGAGCCGGGCGAGCGCTGCACGGTACCGCCGGACGCCTGGGTGTGTACTCGGGTGGCTGGCCACGATGGGCCGTGCGCTGCGTGGCCGGCTGAGCGTCGGCGGCTGAGGCTCTACATCGACTTGCGGGATTGGTGGATCGGCTACTACCGGGCCGACCGCTGGCATTACGTGTGCTTGCTGCCCTGCGTCGTGCTGCGCTGGCCGAGACGAGGCGGTTCCGATGTCGGCTGAGGTGTTCGATGTGGATCACGCTGGTGTGGAGGCGGCCCGGTTGCCGGTGGCGTCGGCTGAGCGGGTGTCGTTGCGCCGGTTTCTGCGGCGGTGGCCGCCGGATATCGGTCAGCATGACGCGACTGAGTCTTGTAATCAGTGCTGGGTTCCTAATGGTGATCCGTCGGCTGGTCCTGATTACAACCTGATGCCGGAGAAGTTCTGCCCGTACGTCAAGAAGGAGCCGAAACAGTGAGCAGGGGGAAGGAGAAGTGCCCGACGCCGGGCAAGGTCGGCTACGGCACCGCTCACTTGGCTCACCAGGCCCAGCCGGGAGCGAAGAAAGCTGGGATGCGCCCGTACCAGTGCGTGTGCAAGCGGTGGCACTGGGGTCATCCACGGAAGAAACAGAAGATGATCGCGTCGGTCATCGCGGAGGGGAACCGGAAGCAGTGGGAGATGGAACGGCGGCGGGCGCGGTGACCAAGCAACCATGCGGCTGCACTGAGGAAACGGCTTGTGCTGGGTGTGTGTCTCGGTATCGGCGTCAGTTGGGTGACCTACCAGCGGTTCTGCTCGAGCTCGAGGTGACGGCGGCGAAGCTTGCTCGAGCAGGCAGGGGTGTCGGTGGCTCGAGCACGGGACGTCCGGCGCCGTTGCCGTTCGACCCGGAAGCGGCGGCGTTGCGGGACGAGATCACGGGCACGGTGTTGCGGTGGGCTGAGGCGTTCCGGCTCGAGTGGCATGCGCCGGTGAGGTGGGCGGACGGGTGGACGCTCGAGCGGGCGATCGGGTGGCATGACCGACCCGCGCATCGAAGCCGCCGCTCAAGTAGAAGTGCTGCGCTACGGCGGTCTGGTATGCGAACACGGCGGTCCGGCGCGGCTGACCGCCGCTGCCGCTGAGGCAATTCTCGCCGCTGCTGACGCCGTGGACCCGCTACGGGCTGCGCCTAGGCGGGAGGAGATAGCACGGATCGTGTTCGATGCGGCACGGGCAAGAAGCCGAAGTGGGACGCCGACCGGTGACCGTTGCGAAGTTCCTTCACCAGTCTTGCTGGATGTCCTGTCACGGCTCATACCGGAAGGAGAACAGATGAGCGGCGAAGGCCTGGCCGAGTTTCTGCTGGCAAGGCTGGCTGAGGCGGAAGCGCCGACGTTCGAGCTTGTGCCGTACGAGTGCCCGCCGGGCTGCTGTGCGCCTGCCGGGTGGACCGGCCATCAGTGCCTGATCTGCGAGGGCGGCCCGTCGTTCGGCGGCACGGTCGAGGCGGTCACGGAAATGGCCCGTGACCACGAGGAGCGGGTACACAACCGGCGGTGGGTGCTGGCTGACGCAGTGACGAAGCGGCGAATCATCGGCGAGCACTCGCCGGTGACACTCTACAGCGACGGCACCCATGCCGATTCGGTGCGGGTCTGCAAGTCCTGCGGCGGCTCCGACGCTTACTTCGAGCGCAGCCACTTGCCAGCGATGGGCGCGGCGAAGTACCCGTGTCTGACGCTCCGCCTCCTCGCTGCGCCTTTCGCCGACCATCCCGACTACCGGCAGGACTGGGCACTGTGACCGTTCTCTGCTTTCTCTCGCACCGGGACGACAAGCCGCAACAGGTGGAAGTCGGAGGAGCGCGGTGAAGGACTGCATGGATGCGGTTAAGGCGCTCGGTGACACGCCAGAGGAGCGCAATCAGCGCGGCGTGCCACTCCTACCGCCGGACTGCTGCGACAGTTGCCATGAGGACGCCAGTGAGGGCTGGCACCCGCTGAGCGATATCGAGTGGCGCGGCGAGTGGTGGACGGTGTGCTGCCGAGTGGCGCGGCGAATCCATGAAGCCGGAGGACGACACTAGATGGCCGAATGCCCCTGCCGGTGCCACGGCTACGGCTCCACGCACAATCCCGGCTGTGACCTCGAGGGCGGCTGCGGGCATCTTCACCGCGACGAAGTAACGGCGGCGAAGTTCCGGGGCCAAGCGTGTCGAATGCCCCGCCACGGCAAATGCCGGGAGCGGCTGGAGCCGGGCTGGTGGGTGTGCCGCCACGCCGCGGCGGACCTGCGGGACCTGCTGGCCGACGTGCAGGACCTGTTGGACGCCTACAGCCAGGGGGACACGGTGAACGCCGAGAGGGGCGAGCACCGGTCAGGGAAGAAGCCGCACCCACCGCTGCCGATCAACCTGTCCCGGTTCGTCATCGCTCACCCGGGCACGGATGAGCCGATTCCGTTCGACTACGCCCACAACGGGAACCCGGCAACCGGGCGACTGGAGAGCAACGGCCCGGACGCGCCGGACGTGTGGGCGACCATCCGCAACGCAGCGGCAGCGGTCGGCAGCTCGCTCGGGATCGACCCGGACGACGGCTACGAAGACTACGAAGGCGGCGGCTGGTACGTCTGGCTCGTGTCCTTCCTCCGGCAACATCTAGGCGAGATAACCGCGCTGGAGTGGTTCGGCGAGTTTGTGTCGGCGTTCCGGGACTGCCGCCGCGCTCTAGCCGCTGCCATCGGTGAACCCCCCGGGCCGGTGCCGCTGGGTAAGTGCCCGTACTGCAACGCGGAGTTATTCACCGATCAAGCGAAGGAGGTCCTTCGCCGGCGCCGCGCCGGTGAGGCCGTGAGCGGGGAGGACGCGAAGCCGATCACTGCCAGGGCGGACCGCGTGGTGTGCCGGTGCGGGGTCGAGTGGTCCGGCATCGGCCTGACCCGGCTGCGGCTGATCCTCAACCCGTCACCGCCAGCCGCGCGGCTGACCGCAAGCAGCGAAGGCAACGGCTGGATGGCGTCATGATCCGTTATCCTTGCTGGCGATGGCTTGGCACCGACCCCACGCTGAGGCCCGCGCTGTAGACGCGGACACGCTGCTGTGCACCCGGCAGCAAGCGGCGTTCCTCTTGGGCAAGCATCCGGACACCATCAAGCGTCGGTACCAGCCTGTAGCGTGCGACGTGCGCACTAGGAACCTGCTGATCGACGCGTCCGAACTCTCGGAAGAGAAGCATCGCAGGGGTCGGCGACGCGCCCAAGCAGCCGCCTAGTTGCGGCTTCACTGGAAATTTGCATACCCTATGGGCGTGCGACCGCATTGCCTAGATGCGGTTTGTGAAAGCCTCAACTGCTAGTCGGTTGGGGCTTTCGTTGTCTCAAGGCAGGAGCACGCCCGATGGCTGAAGCTTCCCGCTGTACGCATTGCAACCGGCCGATAAGTGACGGCCTCGGCCCCGTGCACCTGGACGGAGAGCAGCAGGGGAAGCAGCGATGCTGCTCCGACGACAGTGGGCTGCCCTACGGCTACAACGCCCATCCGGTGGGGACGCCCTGCCAGATTCCGTGCCGGGGCGAGTACGAGCCGGTGGAGACTTCCGTTGCCTGACTTGCAGCAGTTCTACCCGAGCGGCGCTCCGATGCCGCCCTACGGCCCGAGCACCGAAGACGAGATCATCACCGACGCTCTCGAATGGGCGTCGGCCATGCTGCAGCACCGGGACCAGATGAACGCCGCCGTGCACTGCGGATCGACCCGGCTCTCGCCCGTGACGGTCAAGGTGAACACGGCGCTTGGCATCTGGCGTAGCCGCCTCGCTGCTGCTGAGCCTGAGCGGTCCTGATTCTTTCCGTCCCTCTGGGTAGGGCGGCTTAACCCGTGAAGGGATGGGGCGGCGTGGACGACTTCTACGTCCCGGATGAGCCGGTCGAGGATGTGCTCGCCGCCTACGACTCTGGCGACAAGGGCGTCATGTGGCCGCCCAGCAGCGCGGGTGTGACGCTGAACCCAACACCATCGCGACTGCTGCCCGTGCTGCGAACCGACTTCAACACGCCCGATGACAACGAACTCATCGCCCGCCCCGGCCTCTGGTATCTCGCCGTCGGTGATCGGTGGTGCTCCGCGATGCTGACGGGCTACAAGTCGAGGCGGACGTGCTGATGGTAAGCCCACGCATCGTGACGGCCCGGCCTGATCGGGCAACGTTCCGCGATCCTGCTGCCTGACCGGCTGACTTCCCCTAACCGCGTAGTTTGTCCCTGCTCACTTCCCCGGAGCAGGGGCACGGCTACACCAAGGATCGGAGACCGGGCATGTGGACCGTCATCGTGATCATCCTGGTGGTGGTCCTGCTCGTCCTACTGCTCACCGGTAGGCTCTGATGGTCGACGCGCATCCCGGCACTGGACTACCGCCGCACCTGGTCGAGTACTGGACTCACGGTGAAGGGGCAGCCAAGATCGGCTGGGGCACCCCGGATGACTTCTATAGGTGCCGGGTAGAGATCAACAAGGAAGTCAGCGAGCACGGCGCGCCCCTACCGGATCACGAGATCAGCGGCCTCTGCGCCACCCTCCACAAGATCGCCACCGGCGCATCACCCGGCCACGCGCCCGGCGAATCCGCCGGCCACCACCACGCGCGTAGCAAATAGACTGCGCGCATGCGCGTTGCAGCCATGATCCCCCTCTCGATGATCGATGACGAACCGATGGTGCGGTCGCACCTGGAGATGGTCGCCGAAAGGGAGGGCCTGAAACTTGCAGGGCCGATTACCACCCGGGTTCTGTCGGACGCACACCATGCTGCCCTGTTCGGCGGCGAACCAACCGAGATCGGAATAGCCGAGGCGCCAGCCGTGCCCGGCTGAACACCAAGCGACTAGACCGAAGGACACCGCTATGGCCAACGCCGACGCCGCCCCGTTCACCCGCATCATGGAGACCCCGATCCCGGCCGTCGCCACCGCCGGCAACGACCTCACCACTGAGATCGGTGTGTGCCGCGAGGACGAGGTGGTCACCGCGGTCACCTACGTCCCCAACGCCACCATCACCGGCCAGGCGACCAACAACCGCACCCTGACCGTGGTGGACAAGGGCGCGGCCGGCTCCGGCAACACCACCATCGCCACCATTACCTACGGCGCGGGCACGAACGCCGCCGCCCTGGTCGAGAACCCGATCCCGCTGTCCGGCACCGCCGCGAACCTGCAGGTGTCCAAGGGCGACGTCCTGGTGCTGACGTCGGTGCACGTCGGCACCGGTATCACCGACCCGGGCGGGCTGCTGCGCGTCACCCTCAGCCGCCGCTGACCGCTGACCTCAGTGGCAGCCGAAGTAACTGCAGAGGTAGGCACCTGCGATCTTTGCGGGCAACGGATGATCCGCACCGAGGATGACTGCTGGCATCCGTGGGACGTTGAGCGGGCATGCCCGCCAGAGCCGGCAAGTACGGACCTCACGGGCTGGCAGCGGTTCTACTCGGCTGGTCTGCGTGGTGGCCGACCGGGACGCGAACACTTCCAACCCGAGGCTGTCGCGGGCTGATGCCCGGCGGCTGGCAGTACAGCACCCGGCGCCAACGGCTACCCGTCGACTGGCACAAGCGCCGAGCGCGCTGCTACCGAGACGCACACGGCATCTGCGCCAACCCGTACGGATTACCGAACTGCCGCCGCCACGCACCGCTCCACCGCACAGGCAACACGCCAGCCGGACACGCCGACCACATCCACCGCGAGCAAGGCGAAGACGGCCCGCTCCAGTGGCTCTGCGACATCTGCCACAAGCACAAGACATCCCGCGAAGGCAACGCCGCCAGGCCACGCCAGACCAGGCCACCCGAACATCACCCCGGCCTCGTCTGAGGCAAATGTCCGAGTTGGAAGGTAGGCCCGGAGGGTCCCCCCACCCCCTTCAGCCGACACACCGGGGCGTACTGCGGCTCGCGGTGTGTACGGGTCTGGCGCTTTCAGCTTCGAGCACGAACCGCCCGAATCGGGCATCGCCTTACGTCCGGGCTAAGGACGGCCTACTCCAATCGGAGGGCTCCACCGATGGCACATGTTGAGAACGGTCGGGCATGCATTGCCTTGCCCGACGGCACCACCGAGTTCGTCGAGACGGAGGAGTCGCGGCAGCACGTCTTCGAGGCGCTTGCGTGGCTGGAGCGTGAGCGCGGTGCGAGACGGCTGACCGAACCGCGCTACATCGGCATCCGCCGGATTCCGGTCGCTGGCCGAGAGTGGACGGTCGCCGAGTGGACGGCTGACTTCGAAGTTCCGGACGCAGCCTGATGGCACGTATTCAGGTTCTACCGCTGACCCCTCGAACGCTCGGCCGAGCTACCGAGACGCCGTTCGTGATCGTCATCGACCAAGTGGACGGCGAGCGCACCTGGGTCGGCGAGGAGGTCTGGACCGAGGTGGCGGCCGCGCGGATCAAGGCCGAGACCGGTGCGGTGCTGGTGCTCTTGTCGGACGGCGAACTGACCGTCGCCAACGTCGACGAGGAACTGCATCAGGCGGCGCGTGCGGCGGCCGCGCGAGCATTGGCACCGGTGGATGGGGATCTGTCGCCGGACGAGTTGTGGGACCGGCTGCAACGGCTGTCTGACCCGGAGCGCACGGAGTGGCTGAGCATCCTCCTGAAGGACCACCGAACGGCCGGAGCGTGCTTCGTGGAGAACCACTCCGGGTTGCGGGCCGAGTTGGAGCTTGCCCGCAGTAGTCGGACGGGCTGATGGCCGGCAGGGGCCCGCTGCCGGACCCGAACGCCGAGCGGCGGAACGCTCCGACGATCCCGACGACGAACCTGCCCGCTGGTGGCAGGCGTGGGCCGATCCCGGAGCCACCCGGCTGGGTCGAGCTCGGCAAGGCTGGCCTGTCGTGGTGGCAGTGGGCCTGGCGTACCCCGCAGGCGGTGGCGTGGTCGGTCGGCGATGAGGTTGTGATCGCACGCCGGGCGCTGCTGGAGGATGACCTGAACGCGGCGCAGGCCGCCGACTTCGGGGACTTCCTGAAGGACGTCGCCTACGCCGAGGACTTGCGCGAGATCAAGGGCATCGTGACCCGGCTGGCGGCGCTGGTGACGAACCGGCTGCAGATCGTGCGGGAGCAGAGGGAGATCGAGGATCGGCTGGGCCTCACTCCGAAGGGCCTCGCGTCGTTGCGGTGGAAGATCGTCGCGGACGACTCCTACTACCCGCCGACCGGGGAGCCTGCGAAGAAGCGCGCGGCGACCGAGGCGAAGGTGACCGAACTCAGCAGCCGCCGGGCCCGCCTGTCCGAAGACTGACCCGTGCCGCGCACCCTTGTGCGGGCAACCGGGCACACCCGGAAACGCGCCCTGCATGTGGCGCTGTTCTGGATCGAACACCACTGCGTCCACGGCCCCGGCGACGTCCAAGGCCAACCCGTTGTGCACGGCGACGAGTACGCCGGGTTCATCCTCGACTGCTACACCCAGTCCGAGGCGGGTCGCCGGATCTACGACGCGGCGTTCTTCTCCCGGCCGAAGGGCTGCGACAAGTCCGGCCTCGGCGGCAGGGTCGCGCTGCTGGAGGCGTTGGGCCCGGCGAGGTTCGACGGGTGGGCCGAGGACGGCGACTACTACGCCTGCGCCGAGAACGGCTGCCCCTGCGGCTGGGTGTACTGGTACGAGCCGGGCGAGGCGAAGGGCCGCCGGGTCAAAGTCCCGTTCATCCGGATCATGGCCACCGAGGAAGGCCAGACCGGCAACGTCTACGACACGGTCTACTACAACCTCACCGACGACTCCTCACCCCTCTCGCGCATACCCGGTGTCGACGCCGGGCTTACCCGGGTCCTGCTGCCAGGCGGTGGGGAGATCACCCCCTCCACGGCGTCGAGCAGCTCGAAGGACGGCGGCAAGGAAACGTTCGTCGTCTTCGACGAAACCCACCTGTACAACCTGCCCGCGCTGCGGCAGATGTACAAGACGGTCACACGGAACCTGCGGAAGCGGAAGAAGATCGCCGAAACGTGGTACCTGGAGACCACGACGATGTTCGCGCCGGGCGACGACTCGATCGCGAAGCAGACCTACCGGAACGCCGAGCTGATCAGCGAGAACCAGGCCGCTGAGAAGAAGAAGCGGAACCTGCGCGAGAAGCTGCTGTGCGACCACCGGTGGGGCGAGTGCGAGGACTTGACCCGCGAGGAGATGCTGCGGGCGGCGATCCTCGAGGCGTTCGGTGAGGCGATCGAATGGAACGACGTCGACGCGATCATCGACGAGTTCTACGACCCGAAGACCAACCCGCTCGACTCGCGCCGGTACTTCCTGAACAGCATCACCGAGGAAGCCGACTCGTGGCTGGCCGAGCACCTGATCGCCGGGTTCGCCGACGCCGCGAAGGTCGTAGCCAAGCGGGAATGCATCACGCTCGGCTTCGACGGCTCCCGCCGCCGGGCCCGGGGCGTTACCGACGCGACGGCGCTGATCGGCTGCCGCGTCTCCGATGGCCACATCTTCGCAATCCGGGTGTGGGAACAGCCCGACGATGAGCCGGACTGGACGGTCCCGGCTGTCGAGGTCGAGGCCGAGGTTCGGCAGGCGTTCGCCGACTACGACGTGGTGGGCTTCTACGCCGACCCGGCGAAGTGGGAGCAGACCATTGGCACGTGGGAGGCCACGTACGGCTCCCGGCTGAAGGTGAAGGCCACCCGCGACCATCCGATGCAGTGGTGGATGACCGGCGGGTCAGCAACCAAGACCGTCGCCGCTTTGGCCCGGTTCTACGACGCGGTCGCCGACAAGGAGATCACCTTCGACGGCGCCTCGGTGCTGACCCGGCACCTCCGCAACGCCCGCCGGCGGGTGTCCCGGTCCGGCATTCAGATCGCGAAGGCGTCACCGGAGTCCCCGCAGAAGATCGACGCCGCCGTGGCTGCGGTGCTCGCGTTCACTGCCCGCATGGACGCCGTCGCCGCAGGCATCACCGGCCGCGCGCCCGCCATGGTTCGCCGAGTCCGCTAGGAAGGGGGTACCGGTGCCGATCGACACCAGCACCTCCGAGGGTGCGGACTTCAAGGAACTCGGCGAAGCCCTGTTTCACCGCCACCCGAGGCTTGAGCGGCTGGACCGGTACGTGAAGGGCGAGCCGCCGCTGCCGGAGTCGCTGGCGAACCTGCGCGACGTGGCCCGCGACTTCTTCAAGACGTCCCGGACGAACTTCGCCGAACTGGTGCAGGAGGCACCGCGGGAGCGGATGACGCCGACCGGCATCCGGACCGCAGTGGCGAACGGCGAATCGGGCGACGCGGAGGCGTGGGCCAGGTGGAAGGCGGCGCGGCTGCCGATCCTGCAGGCCGACGTACACACCTCGATGCTCGGCCTCGGCGACGCCTATGTGATCGTCGCCCCCGCCAAGACCCCGGGTGGCAGTCCGATCGTCACCGCAGAGGACCCGCGGCAGGTGATCACCCTGCACGACCCGGAGACCGACGCGATCCGGCTGGCGATGAAGCTCTACAGGGACGGGCGCTCCAAGCAGGACATCGCCTACATGTACCGGCCAGGGCAGGTGTTCCGCGCCACCAAGCCCAACCGGGACCGCTCCAGCGGGCTAGGTGACTTCAACCCGAACGACTGGACATGGGACGAAGCCAAGTCGGCCCCGTATCCCAAGGGGTTCGAGGACGTCATGCCGGTCGTGCGGTTCAAGAACCGCGGCTGCACCGAAGACGGCTCCGGGGTCGGGGAGTTCGAGCGGCACATCGACGTACTGGACCGGATCAACCGCACCCTGCTGCGCGGCCTGGTGATCATGACCTACCAGGCGTTCAAGCAGCGGGCCGCGATCGGGGACCTGCCTGAGCGGGACGACGAAGGCAACCTGATCAACTATCAGGAGCTGTTGAAGGCCGGCCCGGACGCGCTGTGGCTGCTGCCGCCGGACGCGAAGATTTGGGAGTCCGGGCAGGTCGCCATGGACCCCATCATCTCGTTCGCGAAGAACGACGTGTTGTTCCTCGCAGCGGTCACCCGCACCCCGCTGGCGATGTTCACGCCGGACGCCGCGACCCAATCCGCTGAGGGCGCGGCGTTCCAGCGTGAGGGTTTGGTGTACCGGACCGAGGATCGGATCACCCGCGCGTCCGAGTCGTGGTCACAGGTCATGTCGCTGATCTTCCGGTTCGCCGGCGACCTCGACCGGGCGCCGGCCGAGCGAATCGAGCTCATGTGGGCACCGGTGGAGCGGTACTCCATCTCCGACCAGGCCAACGCGGTCGCCCAGACCAAGGGTGTCCTGCCGCGGCGGGAGCAGTTGATCCGGTTCCTCGGCATGACCCCGCAGCAGGCCGACCAGGCGTTGTCCGAACTGGCCGAGGACCTCTTGCTGGATCAGCAGTACGCGCTCGGATTGAAGGCCGCCACCGGATCGGTCACGAATGTCACGAACAACAACGCTGCAGCCTGACCAGCGCTTTCAGGGGCTCGTCGCGGCGCAGGGGCAGCAGCGGCAGGCGCTCACCGCGCAAGCCGTCGCCATCGCCGCATCCTCGGCTGCTGGCTTCACGGGCTGGTACTCCTCGGAGCAGATCACCGAATGGGCCGCGAAGCTCGTCCAGACGCTCGAACCGATCCTGCGGCTGCTGGCCCGGACCACCGACGCCTACACGGCCCGGGCTGTCACCGACCTGACCGGGACGCGCCTCGCGCCGACCGGCCCGGTGGACGTGCACAACCTCAGGTCCGGGGGGATCACCCACGCCGGGGCGTACGCCCGGGCGGCGGACGTGTATCGGTGGCAGCAGCACCAGTTCGACCAGATCGCCAAACTCGCCACCGACGATCTGCCGAAGGCCGAGCAGATGCTCGACCTCGAGGACCCGATCAAGGCGGCGATAGACCGCGTGACCGACGTCGCCGATACCGACACCCAGTTGGTCGTCCGGGCGCAAGCGCAGCAGACCCTCATCGCAGGCGAGGACAAGGGCCTGGTGACCGCGTGGCGGCGCGTGTTCCACCCGGAACTATCCCTGCACGGCTCCTGCGGGCTCTGCATCGCGGCCTCGGACCGCATCTACAAGGTGTCGAACCTGATGCCGATCCACCAGCGCTGCAACTGCATCCCGGTACCGATCACCGAGGCACGTGACGCCTTCGGCCGCGAAGACCCCGGCCAGGGGCTGAACGACGCCGACATCGGCAGGCTCTACAAGGACGCAGGGTCGACCGGTGGCAAAGACCTGAAACGCACCCGCTACCAGATCGACGAGCACGGCGAACTCGGCCCGGTGCTCAACGACGGCACATTCAGGCCTCGGAAGGTGCGCGAGTCCACGGCGGTCAACCGCAAGCCGCTGACGGACGAGGAGCGGCGGCAGCGTGTCGAGCGCATCCACGCCGAACTGCTCAGCTACCAGCCGAGGGTCGAAGAACTCGCCTACGACTCCCCCCAGCAGTGGGGCAAGTACGCCGAGAACCTGCAGCAGCGGATCGCCGAACTAGGCCGCGAACTCGCCGCCTGAGGCGTAATCGGAGGGCATGTGCGACGACCACCGCTGTGCGAGCTTGGCTGGCATGGCGTGCTCCGCTGGTACAGCCTGGACGACCCGCTGCACCTGCTGCTATCGCTCCGCTGTTTCGTGCTGGGGCACCGATGGGAGCCCGCCAGAACAACCAGCGGTGGCCACCGATTCCGCCGCTGCCGCTGGTACGGGCTGCACCGCGAAATTCTGACCGACCAGGACGGCAACGCCGCCAAATAGACCAGCGCTACGGCAGCGCTCAATGCCGGGATGTGCCGACGGGCTAACGGAGAACCACACATGACCGAACCGCAGCAGCCTGCCCAGACGACCGAGCCGACCGGGAACGAGCCGGGCGGCGGTGACTGGAAGCCGCCAGCCGACCAGGCCGCGCTCGACAAGATCATCGAGACCCGGCTGCAGCGGGAGCGGCAGCGCTACGCCGACTACGACGAACTGAAGGCGACCGCTGGCAAGTACCAGGCGCTGCTGGCCACCACGCAGACCGACCAGGAACGCGCCATTGCCGAGGCGAAGAAGGCCGCGCTCGATGAGGCCGCCTCGCAGCACGGGCCGCGGCTGGTTCGGCAGGCGTTCAAGGCTGAAGCCAAGGGCGTCCTGACCAAGGAACAGCTCGACGATCTGCTCGAAGACCGGGACCTGTCCAAGTTCCTGAAGGACGGCGAGCCGGACGAGGAGAAGATCGCCGCCCTCGTCGCCCGGTTCGCGCCGAAGGGCGACGGCAAGCCGGAATTCCCGGACCTCGGCGGCGGCAACCGTGGCAGCTCGGCCAAGACCACCGACATGAACAAGCTCATCCGCGAAGCCGCCGGCCGCGGGCGCGGGTAGTCAACCCCACCAAGCCGTAGACATCCATCCAAGGGGTCTACACACCTGAAAGGGATGATCCCTAGTGGCATACGACAGCATCACCAGCCGCACCGACGCTGGCGCGCTCGTCCCGGAGGAAGTCTCCAAGGAGCTGCTGCACGACTACGTGCCCAAGCAGTCCGCGGCGCGGGCCATGTTCCGCCCGATCCCGGTCGGCCGCAACCAGGTCCGCGTCCCGGTCCTGTCGGCCCTGCCCGTCGCGTACTTCGTGGGCGGCGACACCGGGCTGAAGCAGACCACCGAGATGGCATGGAGCAACAAGTACCTCAACATCGAGGAGATCGCGACGATCTTCCCGATCCCGGAGAACGTCATGGACGACATCGACGCCAACATCTGGGACGAGGCCAAGCCGCTGCTGGCCGAGGCTGCCGGGCGGTGCCTGGACAACGCCGTGTTCTTCGGCGTGAACGCCCCGTCGTCCTACCCGACGAACATCTACTCCGCCGCGGTCGCGGCCGGGAACGTGGTGGATGTCGGCTCCGCGGCGTCGGCCGGCGGGTTCTACGGCGACATCGACAAGCTGTACGGCGTGGTCGAGGACGACGGGTACGAGATCACCGGCTTCGTCGCCGCCACCTCGGCGAAGAAGAACCTCCGCGCGGCCCGCGACACCCAGGGCCGACGGCTGGACACCGGCCGCATCTCCGGCGACCTATCCCTGCTCGACGGCCTGCCCGTCACCTACCCGATGCGGGGCATGTTCCCCGTCGCCACCAACGGCGCCGGTGGCTCCGCCGCGCCGGGCGTGTCGATGTTCGGCGGCGACTGGACCCAGTTCGTCATCGGCATCCGGCAGGACATCACCTTCAAGGTGCTGGACCAGGCCGTGATCCAGGACAACACCGGTGCGATCATGTTCAACCTCGCCCAGCAGGACATGGTCGCTTTGCGGCTCACCTTCCGGGTCGGCTGGCAGGTCGCGAACACCATCAACAACGACCAGCCGAACTCCGCGAACCGGTACGCCGCCGGCGTGCTCCGCGTCCCCGGCACCTGACCCTGACCACGGCAGAGGAGAAAAGCAATGGCTGAGAAGACCGCTAGGCACGAGGCCCAGCCGGATGGCGTCGGTGCCGAGGACAAGCTCGAGCCGGAAGCGCAGGCGCTGCAGGACGCCGAGAACCAGGTGACCGCGCAGGGCTACCGCGGCACCGTCCCGGACCCCACCCCGAACCACCACTACACCGTGGCGGGCGTGACCGACGGCAAGCCGACCCCGGAAACTGACCCGGACCTGGCGGCGAAGGCCGGCTCCCGCAAGTTCACTGGCTGAACAACTGAGGGACGGGACGCCGCATGAACCCGCTCGCCAGCACCGACGATGTGGGGAACGTGTGGCGTCCCGTCGCCGACAGTGAAATCAGCCGCGTCGAATGGCTGATCAGCGTGGCTTCCTCGAAGCTGCGGCAGCAGTGCCCGTTCGACATCGACGCCCGGATCGCGCTTTACGCCTCCGACCCGAAAGCACCTACCGCCCTCGACCCGCTCACCGTCGCGAGCGTGGTGGCGACGATCGTGAAACGGTTCCTCGTCAACCAGGGCGGCGTCGTCTCCCAATCCGAGGGCGCCGGCCCGTTCTCGACGTCGCAGACGTTCGTCAGCCGCTACGACAAGGCCGGTGCCGATGTGCGCGGTGCGATCGTGGTCACACCCGCCGACGTCGACGAGCTCCGGCCCGCCACGCCGACCCGCATCCCGGCCGCGCTGCAGCTCGTGCCCACCCGGGCGATGCAACCCGAACCCGGGTTCTGGCCGGGAGGGTTCCGGCCCCGCCTCGACCCGGTTACCGGCGACCCGGTGTTCGGGCTCGGCGATCTCCCGAGGTACGCGCTCACCAACGGGCAGCCATTCGGAACCCCGATCACCCTGTACCGGTCCGCCACCCTGGTCTACGGCACCGAATACCGGGTCACCGGCACCCAAGCCGTCGCCCTCGCCCTGCCCACGGGCCCGGCCGGCAGCACGGTGCGGGTGCGGGTGCTGGACGACTACACCGGACCACCCGTCACCGTCACCCCGCCCGCCGGGGTTCTATTCGCGACCGGTGACACCAGGTACCAGATGGCCACCGGCACCGACCGGCGGTTCACCTACGACGGCTCCGCGATACAGGTGATCTGATGCAGTTCCCAAACGGTGAGCAGATCACCCTACACAGACCAGTAAAAGTAGGAGTCGACGGCTACGGCAAGGACCAGTACGACTGGACCGACTACCCAATACCTGGGTGCGCGTTCTGGCCGGCAGGCTCCGTTGAGCTGGTGCAGGGCCGGGAGACGGTCACCGACAGCGACACGGTAGCGGTCCCGCCGGAGAGCATCCCGGTAGCTGCCGGGGCGATCCTGCCCACCGACGAGATCACCGTCCGTGGCACCCGGTACAAGGTGAACGGCAAGCCGCAGGACTACGGTGCGCACCCGTTCACCGGCACCCGCTACCCGATCCTTGTGCGGCTGGAGGAGGTCACCGGCTGATGAGTGACAGCGACCGCACCCAGCGAGAGCCCTCGGCGAGAATTGTTCGCCGGCCAGATGGCGCTTTCGTTCGGCTGGAACTGAACGGCGAGGAATTCCTGCCCTGGCTGTCGGGGGATGATCCGATTGCGTTCCGGATTCAGGACAACGGCTTCACCGGCCTGTTGACGCTGACCATGTTCGTACGCGACTTCGCCACGGTGGTCGAGGCTGAGTGATGGGTGCCACCTACAAGCATGACTACAAGGCGTTCGGTGATCACGTTCTCCGTGCGGCGTTCATGGAGTCCGACATGGTGCGCCGGGCGCTGAACGTGCAGGCGAATGCCGAGTTCCTGGCGTCGGATCACGTCGACACCGGCCGGTTCGAGAGTTCGTACGTCACCGAGTCGGGCCGAACCGGCGGTGGCAGGAAGCGGGACCGGGCGTTCGGCCGGGTCCGCAACGTCGACCCGAAGGCCGCGCACATCGAGCTCGGACACAACATCGTGACCGGCAAGCGGTACACAGCCGGTGGCCGGAAGCGGAAGCGCGAGATCAAGGGCCACGTCGAAGGTCTGCACACCCTGACCCGCTCCCTCGACGCCGCAGGGGACTAGGTGGCCTTCTCCCCGGAACAGGTGCTGAGGGCCTACTTCCTGCAGGAGTTCGCCACGGACCTTCCGAGTGGCGACCATGCGGGCAAGGACACCCCCGGCGACTGGTCCGGCCGACTGCCGTTCCTGCAGATCCGCAACGCGGGCGGTGACCGGGCGTTCAACCTGCACCGGCCGCGCATGCTGTTCACGAGTTGGGCGACCAATGACGGCACGGCCGAGGACCTGCTGCAGCGCATCGACGACCACCTGCAGTACAAGCTTCCGACCACCTTCAACGGCATCGTCATCGCCCTAGCCGGCACCACCAGCAGCCCGGCGTGGCAGCCGTACGACAACCCGGACGTGGCCCGCTACGGCGCCACCTACCGGTTCTCCATGCACGAAACCCGATAGCTCGACGTGTGGCCCGCGATCCGCACCGACCGAACCACCTGACCGGCACGACCTCCCTGGATCGCGAGGAGACCCATCCCCATGGCCAAGATCACGAATAACGTCCGTTCCTACGGCGATCTGCTGCAGATGGTGGCGACCGCCCCGATCGGGACGGCGCTGCCGAGCAAGACCGCGATCTGGACGCCCGGCACCCCGCCGGCCGGGTTCTACGACCTCGGCTGGCTGACCGACACCGGCCTCAGTGAGAACGAGACGTACAACGAGACGAAGAAGTACGGCTGGCAGGGCGGCACCCTGCTGCGCGTGCTGCGCAACCAGGCCGAACTGGTGTACCAGTTCGAGGCGGCCGAGGAGAACGCGGTCACCGTCGGGCTGCTGCGCCCGAACTCGCCGACCACCACCAGCGGCGAGACGGATGAGGTGCAGACCGTCACCATCTCCGGCACCCCGACCGGTGGCACGTTCCCGCTGACGCTGCCCGGCTACGGCTCCTACAGCGCCGCCTACAACGTGTCGACCGCGGCACTGCAGACCGCGCTGCGGGCAGCGTTCGGCATCCCCGGCCTGACCGTGACGGGCACCGCCGGCACCTCCTATGTGGTGACGTTCGTCGGCGCGGGCAACGTGCCGACCATGCTCACCGACGGGTCGGCGCTGACCGGCGGTTCGAGCCCGAACGCCGCTGTCGCGGTCACCACCCCGGGCGTGAACGGCGTCAACTCGCGCGACCTGAAGCCCTACACCGGCCGGAACCTCCGGTACTGGGTCGTGGACCTGGTCGACGGCTCGGTGTGGAAGCGGAAGGTGCTCACCAACGCCGAGGCCGTCCGCAACGGCGCGCAGACGTACAAGGCCGATGACGACGTCATCTACCCGTTCACCCTGAACTGCTACCTCGACTCCAACAGCGTCTGGGGCTACGAGATGGACAACAACCCGGCCGTCGCCTCGGGCCTGTTCACGTAGCAGCCTGAACCGCTGGCGGCGGGACCTTCGCGGGCCATCCCGCCGCCAGCCCCCAATCATCCAGCCCGCGAAAACCCAGAGAGTGAGGCCCGCGAATGCCGCCACGGCAGAAGGCTGTCGAAACCAAGGTCGAGATGGTCAAGTTCGCCTACGACGGCGACGAATACGAGGTTCGCGCCGACTTCCCCGACACCATCGCGTTCCACGAGCACATCGAAGACGGCAACTACATGCTGCTCGCCCGCGATCTACTCGGCCCGCGGCAGTGGCGGGCATTCCAGGCGGCGCACGAGAAGTACGAGCAGGCACTGGAACTGGTCAACGCATGGGGAGACCGTATCGGCCTGGGAAAATAACCCACCTGCCCTATCTGGTTGAGCGGCACGGCTCGGCCATCGAATACGACCTGCTCACCCTGCCCGGCCTCACCCTCCCTGACGTGTCGCTGCGGGCGAACCTCCGGAACCGGGCCGTCACGTGGCGACGCCTCGCGGTCATCCTGCAGAACCTGCCGCCCGGCTGCGCCTTCCATGAGTCGCTCACCGGCTCACGCTGGACGATCGCTGACCACCTACTCGCCGACCAGTTCGACCTCGCGGCGGTAGCGGGAGGCGTGACGGAGCAGGGCAGCAAGAAACCGATCCGCGCCCGACGACCAGCAGACGTGCAGAAGGCAGCCGAACAACAAGACCTCCGCACCCGGATGGCGCGAGAGCAACGCGCACGGCGGCAACGACGACGACAGCAGGAAGGCGGTGCCGGTGGCTGACGACATCATCGGCTCCGTCGCCGTCGAAGTCCTGCCCTCGGCGAAGTCGTTCGTCCAGCGATTCAAGCAGCAGGTGCTGCCCGGTGCCCGGCAGGCCGGTGACGAACTTGGAAGTGTTGCTGGTACTGCCGCCGCGAAGGCGCTCGCCGACCGGCTGAAGAACGGCATCGAGGAAGGATTCCGTCGCAGCGACGCCGCCCGGCAGGGCGGCAAGCAGGGCGAGGAGTTCGGTGGGGCGTTCGCGCGCACCGTGAAGGCACGGCTGGATGCGGCGCTGCGGAACCTGCCCAAGGCGAAGGTGGACGCCGACACGACCGGTGCTCAGCGGCAGTTGGCCGAGCTGCGTGCCCGGATGGCGGAGCTGTCGGGCAAGAAGATCGGCGTTGACATCACCGCGAAGGAGGCGCTGGCGCGGCTCGCCGCGCTCAGGGCGGAACTGGACAGGCTGGCCAGCAAGTCGACCGACATCCGGGTCAACGTCGACGCGCGTACCGCCTCGGCGGAACTGGCGAAGCTGCGCGGCGAGCTTGAGGGCGTCTTTCGCGCAGGCGGGCCATCGGCCGGAAGTCTCGGTGAGGCTGGGGCTGGTGGTGGGCCGGTGGGGCTCGGTGCTGCCATCGCAGCCGGGCTAACGCTCGTAGGACCGGCGGCCGGTGCGGCGACCGCCGGCATTGCCGCTGTCGGTGCCGCAGCGGGCACGACGATGCTCGCCATCCAGGGCATCCGGACGGAGATGAAGAATCAGACCGTTGACGGCCGGGCGTTCACCGCTGAAGTGAAGTCCTCCCAGTCGGCGCTGAGCCTGCTGGAGGCCACGGCCGCCCGGTACGCCCAGCCGGGTATCTTCTCCGCCCTGTCGCAGGTCAACGCCTTCCTGCCCACCCTCAACCCGCTAGTCGGGGACCTGGCGAAGCACCTGAGCACCGCGTTCTCCATCGGCACCGGTGGCCTCATCCAAGGCCTGAAGACCGCCGAGCCGCTGCTGTCCGACGCGGGAGTGGACGCGACCGTCCTGGCGCAGAAGTTCGCCGACTTCGCCGGCAGCAGCGAGTTCCGGCACTTCATCGACTACGCCCGCCGTGAACTGCCGATCATCGGGCACGACATGCAGGACTTCGCCACCGCCGCCATCCATACCGCCGTGGCGCTGCAGCCGCTGGGGGATGCCCTGCTGCGCATCCTCGATGACGCCTCGCATGTCGTCGACACACTAGCGAAGATCACCAAGTGGTCGATGCCGAAGGACCAGGTCGCCCCGTCCGCCGGGACGTCAGGCATCGGACCCGGCTACCACTCCGGCGGGGCGAAGCCGAACCTGCTGCACCAGATCAACGACACGATAGTCAACGGCGCGGTCGACTTCCTCACCGGTGACCAGTCCGACCCGGGCGGGGTGAAGAAGCGGGCCGCGCAGCAGAAAGCCGCAGCCGACCAAGCCGCTGCGGCCGCGAAGCAGCAGGTGACGGCGCTCAACGACGCCGCCCGCGCGGCCGCGTTCAACCAGCTCGCCATGCAGAACACCGGTCTGGCTCAACTGGTCACCAAGGGCGACTACGACACCGCCACCGCCGCCATCAAGAAGCAGGAAGAGCAGCTCGCGGCCACCACGGCCCAGATGCGCATCCAGGGCGACGTGTCCGGGCTGCTGCAGCAGGCCGAGGACAAACTGTCCGGCAAGGCCTATTCGGCCGCGAACGCGCAGAACACGTTCGAGCAGGGCATCGTGTCGCTGCTGCAGAACGTCAAGTCCGGCGGCCCGGTGTTTACCGGTCTGTCGCAGGCGGCGATCACGAACCGGTCCAGCCTGCTGCAACTGCGAGACGCCGCCCTCGCCGCAGCCGGGACCTACGGCGACGTGAACGTGTCCGGCTCGGCCGCGCAGAAGAAACTGATCGAGCTCCGGCAGACGATCATTGACTCCACCGGCACCACCGGCAAGGCACGTGACGAGGTCACCAAGTTCGTCGATTCGATCCTGAAAATTCCAGACTCGGCATCGGTCGACGTCACCGCGGACACGAACCCGGCAGTGACTGCGATCAGCAACCTGCGAAACATGATCACCGGTATCGCCGGGCACCATTACGCCGTCTATTTCGACGCGAAAACGAACGGCTCCCTCCCGCGCGGCGGCAACGCCGCATCGCTGAGCGCCTACGGCAACATCTTCGCCTACGGCACCGGCGGCGGGGACGTGGCGAACCGGCACATGCCCGCGATCTACCGGGCTGAGCCGAACCGGGTACGTATTTTCGCCGAACCCGAGACTCAAGGCGAGGCCTACATACCGCTCGCCAACGACGGCCGACGACCGCGGGCTCAGGCGATCCTGTCCGAGACGGCCCGCAGGCTCGGCGGTGCTGCCTTCTTCGCCGATGGCGGCCTGGTCGACCTGAGCGGCAACGGCCCGTACACCCTGGGCGGCGGGACGGGCACGAAGGCCGCCGCGGCAGGGAAGAAAGCGGCTGCGACGAGCAAGGCCGTAGCGAAGGCCGCCAGCACCCTGGCGACCGCGCAGGCCAACATCCGGTTCACCGCGAGTCTCGACCTGTCCCGGCTTACCTCCAGCGGCACCGCTTCGGCGATCGCCTCGGCGATCCGGAAGCTGATCACCGACGTCCACACCGCCGCGTCGAAGGGCATCGGGTCGGACTCGCTGATCCCGACGCTGCAGGCCGAAAACGCACAGTTGGGTCGGTTGGCCACCGAGCGCGTCGGGCTGACCAACAAGATCAAGGCAGCGACGGCGAGCCTGAACCAGCAGCGGCAGGGTTTCGCTCAGGAGTCCAACACCGTCGCCGGCGCGATCGGCGGAGTCTTCGACATCACGTCACTGGACTCCCCGGCCGCGTTCGGCACCGCCAGCCCGGATGCGTTCATCCGCAACTTGCGGTTGGAGGCGCAGCAGGTCGACAACGCCGACGCGCAGATCGAGAAACTCCGCTCGCTCGGCCTGGACAAGCACCTGATCCAGCAGTTGGGGGAGAAGGGCGCTGCGGCGTTCCCCGCGATCCAGTCGCTGTCAACGGCGAGCGCTGCGCAGGTCGCGCAGATCGACGCCCTGTACGCGAAGGTGCAGGCCTCCTCGAAGGCCACCGGCAACGAGGTGGCGGCATCGCTGTTCCAAGCCGGTATCGACTCGACGGTCGGCTTCATCCGCGGCCTCGACTCGCAACTGTCCAAGGTCAACCTCGCAGGTTCGCGGCTGGTCGCCACGCTGGTGAAGCAGGTCAAGAAAGACCTCGGCATCAAGTCCCCGTCCGTCGTGATGCGCCAGCACGGACGGTTCACCGCCGAAGGGTTCGCTCTCGGCATCGCCGACCGATACGGCATGGTGACCAGCAACGCGAACGCCCTTGCCAACGCCGCCGTGCGCCCAACCCAGTTCGGCAGCGCCCCGCAGTTCCCCAATGGCCTCGTGCACGTCCATCCGGCACCGAACCACAGCGAGACGGCCATCGGCACCGCTGCCGGCCGCTACCTGGCGACACAGTTCACATGAGCCAGATCATCATCGGCGGATTCAACGTCGGCGGCAGCACCACCGTTCAGGACGCGAACGGCTGCACCTGGCACACGGAGAACCTGACCGGCTGGGGACCGACGAACACCACACTGCAGATCACGCAGAAGGAACGCGCCGACGGTGGCTGGCCGAGCGAGAAGTACCGGACTCCGCGCACGGTCAGTGCAGTCTCCGTGGTTGACGGGCCGTCCGTGGCGGCCGTCGCGGCATCGGTCAACGCCCTCTACGCCGCGATGGACGGCTTTCCTGTCCTGAGCGTCGATGAAGGCCTCGGCCCATTGTGGGTCAACGCAGAGCAGCAGTACGGTCCGGTGCCGACGTGGAACGGGGCGTACTGCGAAGTCTCCTGGCAGCTTGAGGTAGCCGATTCCCGCAGGTTCGGCCAGACCTACACCGGCTCGACAGGCTTGCCGTCGCTGACCGGCGGCCTGACCGTGCCGCACACGGTGCCGTTCGCGATCAACTCGACCATCGTGTCCGGCAACGTCGTCCTCAACAACCCCGGCACCGCGACCGGCCCGGTGACCATCACGATATACGGGCCGATCACCGGGCCGGTGATCACGCATGTCGGCTCCGGACTGTCGCTGGTCTTCGCGGCCAGCCTCACCCTGGGTGCCGGCGAGTTCCTGGTGATCGACATGGACAACCGGAAGGCGCTCGCCCAGGGCCAGTCCAGCCGGTCCCTGTACATCACGACCCGCGGATGGTCCGGATTCGACAAGGGCGGCAACACCTGGGCGCTCAGCGCATCCACCTACTCGGCCGGAGCCTCGATGACCGTCTCGGCGATCGAGGCGTGGCTATGACTTGGAGCGGTGAATGACGATCACGGTTTACCCGGCCGACGCCGTCTCCGGAACGCCGAACTACAGCGGCCGGATGCTGCGCCAGACCATGGCCGTGGCCTTCGCCGGAGCCAGCGCCGCACGACCGCTCGGGGCGCGCTCCGGCGTGCGCCCAGGCACCCCATCAAGCACCGTCACCGCGACCTCGACCACATGGACCGTCCAGCCCCACGCTGGGCTGCTTGACCTGGAAACGGCGCTGCAGGCCAGCGCCTACGCCTACTCCTCCGACGCCGCGGTGACCGGTACGATGACCGCGGCGAACGCCACCAACCCCCGGGTCGACGTCATCTGGGTCACCGTGAATGACGCGGCCGAGTCCGACGGCACCTCAGCGTCCACGCCGCCGAACGTGGCCTTCGGCTACAGCGCGGGGACCGCTGCGGCCTCACCGGTCGCGCCCGGCGTCGGGCAGGGCAGCCCCGCCGTGCCGACCCGGTCGATGATCATCGCCCAGATCAACGTCCCGGTATCCGGCGGCGGCTCGCCCACCGTCACCTGGATCGCCCCGTACTGCGCCGCCGCCGGCGCGCCCCGACTCGTCAACACACTGTCCCAGGCCGGGACGGGGATGTACAACGGCGAGCCGATCATGACCCTCGACACCGGCATCCCCTACTGGTGGTACGCGACGGGCGGCGCCTGGTACACGAAGCCGGTGCAGCCGCCGATGGCCTGCCGCTACTACTGCAGCGCCGCGATGAACCTCACCAACGGCGGCAGGACCCAGCTCACCCTCGGCGGCAAGTCGTTCGACTACTCACCCGGCGGCAACCTGGTGTCCAGCAACGCGTTCACCGCCACCGAGGCGGGCCTGTACGACGTGCGCTGGCGGGTCAGCGCGAACATCAACAACAACCCGCAAGACTTCTACTCCCTCATCGCCTCCAGCGGGTTCGGCACCGAATACTCCTACGGCAACCGTGTGGACGTCCGCTCCGGCACCTCGGCCGACACGTGGGCATCCGGCGGGGCCGATCTGGTTCCGCTCGCCGTCGGAGGCACGATCATCCTCGCCGCGAACAACCCCGGCGCGAACATCATGGTCGTCACCACCGGGACCACCAACACCTTCCTGTCGATCGTCAAGGTCGACTAGCGTGCCGCTGCAGTGGCTCGCGGCGGACCTGCTCACCGGCAAGATCATTTGCGAACTGCCGTCGATCACTTCTGAAGACCCGTTCCGGCGCGTGATCGGGCAACTGCAGACCTCCAACGCTGTCCTGACCATCCCGGCGGACGGCTCGATCGACCCGGACTGGGAACGTGCACTGGAGGGCGGCGCTTCAGTGCTGCACGCCTACACGGGCGACCCGGGCCAGGAGCAGCCGCACTGGTCCGGAGTCGTCATGGGCGCGGATCGAGGCCTGACCAACCAGGTGCCGATCCGGATGGTGACCGGCGAGGGCCTGCTGGATCGCAGGTTCGGCGGTGAGTATACGACCGACCCGACAGGCGTCGGGGCGACGAAGCCGCAGAACCAGATCGTGGCAGACGTCGTCACCCAGTTCGCGGCCGACGTCGGCGGATTCCCCATCACTGTGGTGCAACTACCCGATCCGCCCGGCGTCACCGGCAACACCGCACGGCAGGCGACGTTCCACGACTACGAGGACCGGACCGTCCTGTCCATCCTCTCGTCGCTGATGGGCTACGACGGCGGCCCCGAGTGGACGGTCAAGTTCTTCTGGAACCACTCGGTCACCCCGAACACCATCACCCCGTACCTGTACGTCGGCACAAGGATCGGAACACCCGCGACGGCTGGGCTCGGCCCGAATGTGACGTTCGATGAGACCCAGTGCCTGTCGCCGACGTTCTTCAGCACCGACTACGGCCAGGGCAAGGGCGCGAACGTGCTCACCGCCCTGTCGCCGGGTCAAGGGCTCGGGCGGCTGCAGGAGACCGTCACCGCACCAGCGAACGGCCGGCCGAAGTACGAATACCGGTGGACGCCCACAACCAGCGATGACGCCTATGATCCGACTGTTCTGACCAGCTTCGCCACCTCAGCTGCCGCGGTGATCGGTGACGGGGTAGAGACGTTGACCCTGACGTTTCCGTTCGACATGGACGGGCACCGGCTCGGCACGGACTGGGACGCCGGTGACGACATCGGCTACTCCCTCCAGTCGGTGGCGATACCAACCAGGCGGGAAGGGGTGGTGCGGGTGGTCGGCTACGAATGCACCAACACAACCGTCACCCCCTTGCTGGCCCAGCCGGGAGGATTCCAGTGACCCAGCCCGGCTCGCTGGCAAACCTCGTCCCGCGCAGCCCGCGTGACCTGGTCGCACGGATCGAGGCTATCGAGAGGTGGATACGGGAGCGCTCGGCGGTCAGTGGCGCGCTGCAGTCGCCAGACTTCGACGGATCACTCAATCCTCCCGCAGCGGGCACGAAGGGTTGGGGGCTCGGCGGCCCCGGCGGGGCGGCGGTTTTCAACATCCTCGTGCTGCGACAGGGCATCGTTGGAGACTCAGCACTCGCCAACCCGGCAGCGTTCGGATGGGCGAATTCGGACTGGGACACGCTGACCTTCACCACGACCAACCTAGAGAAGACGGTCACCATCCCAGTGCCGAGCGGCTACACCCGGGCTCTGATCATGGCGACTGCGGTATCAGGCGCTACGGCGTACGCATCCGGGGTCGCCAACCTGTACGTGTCCTGCTCGATCCAGGGCGTGCATCCTGAGTTCGTTGCGCACCAGTTGGCCGCGAACCTCGCAGGCAGCGCCAGTCGTAGCTACGCAGCCAGCCTGACCAGCCTCACGCCCGGTGGCACTGTCTCTGTCGGCGCACTAGGCGTCATCGACACCAACGGCAGCGTGGTGGCGAGCAGTTGCAACCTGCATGTCAGCGCGATCGCGGTGTTCCTGCGCTAGTGCGAAGGGGACGCGTCCTCGGTCGGCGAAGGAATGCTATTGCCGGACCCGGACGAAGGCGCGCCGTTGCCGGGGTGCTCCGTGATCGGCACGAACGTCGGGGCCGGATCGGCAGCCGAGGTAGCCGGAGCGACGCTGGTCGTGTCGGATGGCGTGGTCGGATCGGTCACGACTGCTCCCTGCTGCTGTACGGCTGCATGCCTCACCACCACGGTAGAGCTCGGAGCTGCGAGCTTCGGCGCGACAGGCGCTGCCGAGGTCGGCGCGGCGCTGGTGATCACCGCGACGCTGCCGGTCTGCGCGTCCTGCTTGATCTGGTAGGTCGCCGGAGGCTGGCTGGAGTGGCCGCCTCCCATGAGAACGACGGCGACGCATGCGCCGACAGCGCCAGCGGCGAGGCTGGAGAAAGCGGCGACCGGGCTGAGTCTCATGGCGAGCATCCTAGATCGTTTCACGGCAAGTTGACACACCGAATGAGCGGCAATGTGACCAGCCCGATACAGCGGAGTGTCGCGGATCACAGGAAATGCACCGAAACGGGGACTCCATGCGGCAACGCTTCATCGACTGGGTCCATTACTGCAACAAACCTGACCGGCGCGACGGGTACCTGTTCCTGAAGGGTGCGCTGTTCGTCTTCCTCGGCTATGCCTACGCGGTCGCGCATGTGCCGTCCACGACCCGGAACTCACTGTCGACCGTCACCCAGTACGTGCCGCTGTGGGTGTTCGGGGTTCTCTGGATGGCCGCCGGGACGTACTGCATCACCGCTGGCTTTTCCCGCCGGAAGCTGGACGGGTTCGCCGTCGGCGTGCTGATGCCCAGCATCTGGGGGCTGCTGTACCTGATCTGCTGGATTCACGGCGACCCTGGCCGAGGCTGGGTGTCGGCGGGAATCTTCTGGGCCATCGCGGGGGCGATGTACTGCGCATCGGGGCTGATCGACCCTATGCCCGTCGTCCGGAAGGACCCCTCCGAGTGAACAAGGCCGACCTCTTCCTCGGCATCGTGGCCGTGGTAGGACCGTTCGCCGCCTACTGGGCCACCACCCGCCATTCACGCAAGACCGAAGATGCCAAGGCGAAGATCGAAGGCCGCACCGTCGAGGGGGAGGCGTACGACCGCGCGCGCAAGATCGACCAAGAGGTGGTGGGCGGCCTGCGCCAGGAACTGGAACGCCTCAAGAGCGAGCTTCAGGAAGAACGCAAAGGCCGGATAGCCGATAGCCGTCGACACGCGGAGGAACTGGCCGACCTTCGGTCCCAGCATGCCGAAGAGATCGCGGCCCTCCGGTCGGTGGTCAACACGTTGAAGACCGAACTGCACGTCACGCGCACCCAGTTGGGCATGCCCGGCGTTGCACCTCCAGCAGAAGAGGCAGGTAGCTGATGGTCTGGATCGGCGACACCAACCACCGGTTCGCCCCGGCGCTGCTGACGCTGTTGAGTCAACTAGAGGAGCGCTGGCCCGGCAAGGGTTGGCTGAACTCGCCGCAGACGGGCACGATCGGCGACCTCGCGCATCAGGCCGAGTCCAACTCCGACCACAACCCCTGGCTGAACAACACCGTCCGGGCGCTGGACGTGGCGGCGAACGTTTCCGGAGTGCCGGGCATCGTCACGGTGACGGACGCGCCGGACTGCGAAGCCCTGTTCGCCATGGCGAACCGCATGTACGGCGCGAGGGACCCGAGGGTCTGGCCGGACGGCTACGCGATGTTCCACCACCGGATCACCGACCCCGCGAACCCGGGCCAGTTCAAGCCGACCGCGTCCTGGCAGGACCCGCACCTGTACCACCTACACATCTCCGTCAGCCAGAACCCGGCCGGGTACAACTCGACCGCTCCATGGCCGCTGCCCGACGAGACGCCCAGTACGAGCTCTGGCGGGGCGACGAAGGTCACCCCCGCCGCAACTACCGGAGGTCGCATGTTCGAGATCATCCACAACATCGACAACGGCGCAGTCCGGGCGTGCGGCCCGGGCTTCTGGGCGTCGCTCAACGGCGCGACCCCGCAGGAGACGCTGGCGATCGTCGAGGTCTTCCGAACCAGCCCGCTGTGCGCTGACAACAAGGTCACCGACGTGTCCACGGCCCGGATGCAGCTCAAATACAACGTCTTCATGAAGGGCAAGACCGCCTGATGATCAACAACTACGTGGTGTCCCTCATCCGCACCGGTGCCGCCCTGGCGGTCGGCTGGCTGCTGTCCCTCCCGCTCGCGCACCCGGTGCTGGCGCTGTTGGGGCAGTCCGACACCGATCCGGCCAGCAAGGAGAAGCTGGTAAGCGGCCTCGCGGTCATCCTCACCGCCGCCTGGTACGCCGCCGCCCATGCCCTGGAGAAGCGCTACCCGGGCGCGTCCTGGCTGCTCGGCTCCAGCCAGCAGCCTGCGGCCTACACCTCCGGTAACCCACTGTTCACCGCTGGCACTGGAGCGGTGCCGTCAGGCACCGACCTGAACCCTGTCGCATCGCCTTCCGCCGATCCAACCGCCCACTCCGACAGCGGGGGAGCAACCACATGACCGCACCGACCGAAGCGCTGCCGGTCCGCTACTGCCACGGCTGCGGCCAGTACGACGACCACCCGCGAGCAACCCGCATCATCGACATCAACAACCCGGCGCTGGACCAGCTCTACCACTACGACTGCGTACCGCCGGAGGTAGCGCAGGAGCACCCGGAGATTCAGCCGGGACTAGATGCGACCGCCGAAGGCAAGCGGGGCCAGGACGTCCGGGACGTCATGACCGCGCACGCAGCGTCCATCCCTGAAGCGCCGGCCGACACCGCCATCGAAGGGGCCTGAGCCATGTCCGGTCTGACCAATGCTCGCGCCGCGGCCTACATCGATGACTCGTTCGGCACATCCGTCCGCACCGCGCCGACGACGCCGATGAAGCTGTCGGTGGAGACCGTCGCCGGCACCACCTCGGCAGCCGGTACCGAGCTCGGCTCGACCACCCGGCCGACGATCACCATGCGCGCCGCGACCGGCACCCCGCCCGTGGCGACCAACAACGGCGCGGTGACCGTGGTCGCCGGGGCGTCCGGGACCGTGGTCGCCGAAGCGATCTACGACTCAGCAGGCACACCGGTCCGGGTCTGGTGGGGGCCACTGGCGTCGTCCCGCGCCGTGGTGGCCGGCGACTCGCTGCTGTTCGCCGACGCCTCCATCTCGGCCAGCATCACCAGCTGATGACCGACTACTCGGGAGTGCAGGCAGCAGCGGATGCGTTCGCGGCCAGTGCGGTCGCGCAGGCCACCGCGCCGCTCAAGGCGCAGATCGCCGATCTGCAGGCGAAGGTCGCGGCGCTGAACGGCCTGCCGGTGGTTCCGGCCGGCTGGACGGAGGCATTCTCCGACACCTTCACCGGCTCGGCGCTGGACGGCTCGAAGTGGACCGCGACCACCGACACGGCGGCGAACGAGCTGAGCGCGCGCTTGCCCGGCAACGTGACCACCGATGGTGCCCGACTGTCGATCCGGGCACAGCGGCAGCCAGCGGCCGGGCGGCAGTTCACCAGCGGCTACGTCACCACCGCCGGACACGCATCGTGGGACTTCTTCCGGCTCGCCGTCCGGGCACGATGGACGGACCTGTACGGCTTGTGGCCCGCGATCTGGCTCCGGGACGACACCGGCCTGGGCGAGATCGACGTCATGGAGGCTGTCGGCGGCGTCCGGAAGCTCGTCCAGACGGTGCACCAGTCCACGAACGGCGACATGGACAAGGCCGGGAGCGAGTGGCCGATGCCCGCCGGATGGTCACCGTCCGACTGGCACGTGTACGGGCTGGAGCGGCAGAACACCGGCACGCTGATCTGGACGATCGACGGCCAGCCCGTCTTCACCCGGACCCGCGCCGATCTCGGGTCGAAGTCGCACCAGCCGATGGCGTGGCTGACCGGGTCGACGTTCGCTGGGCCGCTGCACCTTATCATCAACCTGCAGGTGGGCGGCACCATGCCCGCCTACTACCTCGGCTCGACGTACGACCCGACGCGGATTCTCCCGGCAGGTGCGGTCGGCAGCCTCGATATCGACTACGTGCAGGTGCTCACGCCAGCAGGCTAGGAGGGACGGCAACCGTGACACACGCTGCCACCGCATCGCGGTACACCAGGGAAATCCCGCTAGGTTTCAACGGCTATGTCGTCGTCGCGCAGCCTGCGCTGCGAATGCCAGCCAGCGAAGTCAAGCCCGGCGATGTGCTGGTGCTCGACGGCTACGTCTCGGCCGTGCGGGACGTCCGGACCTACAATCTGGCAGCGACCGGGCCGGTGCTGCACATAGCGGGCGACGTGAACATCGTGCGGTATCCCTTCGAGCTTGTGTCGGTGATCCGCGCGGCCTAGCGTTTCTCGGTGCGGCGCTTCACCCGTCTACGGATGGACATCTCGCAGCCCGAAGTCAGCGTCACCCCATTCGCCCGCCCGGCGTGGGTCACGCGACCACGGCAGCCGCAGCGGCATCGCTTCCGACTGGACACAGGCTCGGCGTAGCGGGCGTCGCCCACGGCTACTCCCTCACCAGCGAGCGGCTGTCGATCAGGATTTCCTTGCCGGTGGCGCGCAACAGATCACCAGCGATCTTGAGCGCCTGATCCTCAGTCAGCCGGAACTGCACCACCATCTGCCCATTGTGTTCAACCGTGAGCCGGACGCGATCACCGTCTTTGACGGCAACGATCCGCGCGCGCTCACTCATCGCTATCGCACCGGCCACAGCCGTGGCAGACGCCACCCTCGATGGGGTTCCAACCGGTGTCGGTGCTCCCGCATGACGCGCATGGATCGCCGGGCTTCCAGCCATTGGTATCGTCCATAGCAGCCTCCCCTTGTCGGAGGTTAGGCCCGCAGTCTGGTGTTGACCGCACCGCTGCGGGCCGACTTATTCGGAGCCTCAGCTTAGCAGTTCAACCCGACAGTTAAGGGGGGTTCCGGTGGCCATTGCCCGCGCCGGAACCGCTGCCCTGTCGAACTCGGGCGGCTCGGCAGCGACCACCGCTACCGCGACGCTGGCCTCAACCAACCCCGGCGATTACAACATCATCGTCGTCTCGGCGAACACCAGCGGCGCGACCAGCCCTGACCCGGCGCAGACCTGCACTGGCGGTTCCGGGACGTGGACGACGATCGCCACGTCGGAGAAGTCCGGCAGCCCCTCGCATCGGCTCACCGCTTTCGGGAAGTTCTACGTTGCGGGGGACGCCAATCCCACCGTCACCATCGCCGCGTCCGGCAATATCGAGAACGCCGCGATCGCCTACTCCGGCGTCGACACCACGACCCCGATCGCATCGGGTGAGGCGCAGGCTCAAGCGCAGGCATCGTCCAGCACTGCCTTTGCCACGCCTAGCATCACCACCGCTGCGGCCCGCTGGCTCATCTCGGCCGCTGGTGACCGGACGGCCAGCACCACATGGACCGGCACCGACTCGCTGCTGCTGACCGGCGCTGCCGCGAACGCCGCGAACCTGATCGTCCAGGACAGCAATGGCATGGTGGCAGCGGGCACATACAGCCGCACCCTGACCGCTTCGGCCGCCACCAGCGTCGGTAACGCGCTGATCTTCGCGCTGAACCCGGCGTCGAGCGGCACCATTTACTCGGACTCAGCAACCATGACGTCCGGGTCGAGCCTGTCCGGCGCGGGCAACGTCGGCAACTCGGCGACGATGACGTCCGGTTCCAGCCTCACTGGTAGCGCCACGGCGTCCCTCGCCGCGTCGGCCGGGATGACCTCGGCCAGTAGCCTCGCTGGCGCGGCACGAACCCCGATCGTGCAGCAGTTACTGACCGGCGGGACGCAATGGCCCGCGCACCGGGACGGCACGTACGCCACCTACGGCGAGGAGACGCTGGAGGGCTACACCGCCGCCCTGGCGCAGTACTCCAAGGCCATCCTCGAAATCTCGGTCTGGGACACCTCCGATGGCGTCTATGTCTGCTCGCATGACCAGACCTTGACGCGGGTGTTCGGCGACTCCCGGACGATCACCTCGGTCACGTGGGCCAATCTCTCGCCGAACGGCTCCAGCACCACCGGCCGGCCGGTGACGACGGTCGGCGGCAACCCACTGCGGCGCATCGAGGAGATACTGGACGCCTTCCCGCACGCGCTGTTCATCGTGGAGAACAAGCACGGCACCAACCAGGGCACTCTCTCGACGCTGCTGGACTCGCACGGCGCCGGCCGGTGGATGTTCAAGGGCCCGTACAACGACACCGCCAACGCCAACATCGCAGCGGGGCACGGCGCGCCGATGTGGCTGTACTTCTACCCGTCGCAGCTCGGCAGTCTGAGCACCACCTACTCGGCTGTCAGCGGCTCCGGTGTGCCGATCGTGTTCGGCCTCGGCGACTACTCCACCGCCCCCGTTCCGGTGCAGTCCGACGCGAACACGTTCTTCAGCTTCACCACCAGCAACGGCCTGATGGCGTGGGCGCACATCCTCGGCACCACCGGGCAGAAGTCCACCGCCGATAGTCAGGCGAGCGCGGCCGGTTCGTCGTTCAACGGCTACATGACGTCGGCCTACTCGACGCTCGCGCCGAACGACTCCACCACCGCCAGCATGACCTCCGGCTCGTCGCTGGCGGGCTCGGCGACGCTCGGCGCTGCCGTGTCGGCTGGAATGGTCTCCGGTAGCGCGCTGACCGGCTCTGCGAGCGCCATCGAACAGGCTGGGTCAGGCATGGCGTCCAGCAGTTCCCTCGCCGGGACTGCGAGCGCCGTCCTGCAGGCCACCGCCGGGATGACCTCGGCAAGCTCGCTGGCGGGGACTGAGACCGCCGGAGCGCAAGTCTCCGGCGGCATGACGTCCGGCTCCAGCCTCACCGGGGCACTGACCGTCGGTGCGCCCGAATCAGCAGCGATGATCAGCGGCTCGGCGCTTGCAGGGTCGGCGTCGGTCATCGAGTCGGTAACCGCCGGCATGTCGTCCGCATCGACGCTGACCGGTGCAGGGACGGCGGTCGTACCCGAATCCGCAGGCATGACCAGCGGCACCAGTCTGTCTGGTCAGGGCGCGCTCGGTGTGCCGATGGCAGCCGGGATGACCTCGGCGTCGAACCTTTCCTCAGCTGTGGCGCTCGTCGTCGCTGTAGCCGCTGCATCGATGACCAGCGCCTCGGCCTTGACCGGCAGCGGTCTCACCGGTGCCGGTGGGGCGATGACTTCCGGCAGCAGCCTCGCCGGCGATGCGACCGGACAGGCTGGCGGGTCGGCGGGCATGGCGTCCGGCTCGGCGCTGACCGGCGCAGCAGCGGCGATCGCCGCGGCTCAGGCGGGCATGGTCAGCGGCAGCCTGTTCACCGCCGGCGCAAGCCTCACCGCTACGGCGGTTGCCAGCATGGTCTCGGCCTCGATCCTCACCGCCGCCGCGACCTCACCGACTCCGCTGACCGGTCTCACCTTCAAGGTCACCACCAGTCCCGGAAGGTGGCACGTCACCACCTCGGTAGAGGAGATGGCGGTGAATACGGGCGGTTAG